ACACATCCACTTTGTTGACTAGAGGAGGATTGGCTGCAGGGTCGTTTCTTGACTCTATAGGGCAGTATTCATGCTTGAAGAACAGGAAGTCTCCGACATTGAAATTGACGCTAGCATTGAAAGCATCCGCAAGCTTTGCTCTGTAGACAGCGTCTGTCCATATCTCCTGCCCTCCAGATATCGGAGTAGAGACTTCGCATTTGAAGCCAGACCTGTTTGGCAAAGTCAGCATCGACCCTGATGCTACAGATCTTGGAGCTAAGTCTTCAGACTCCACTGGGACAGCTGCAGATGCTATAGCTCCTGAATAGATAGTAGCGTCTGCTTTGGTCGAATACACATTGCCGCTAGAGTCCTGAAGTCTTGTGCCTGCTTTAAGGACATAATTAGACTTCTGAGCTACATCGAAACCGAATGAGACTGTTCCAGTAGCAGATGAGCCAGAGAATCTGCCTAGACCGATCTTAGTGCCAAGTGCATCCAGGTCAGCTCCGTACATGTTGTCAAGATTCAAGTCTGCAGATGACTTGTAAAGCTTAACGACTGGCTGTGAGCCATACGATGTGTCTACGAAGTAGTCTTTGCCTTCTACATATGCATGCTCATTAGCTGTTCCTGGCTCCTTGACAAGATATGTCTGCCTTGGCCATGTGAACTTGGAGCATGGTATCATAGACTTGAAGCCGATGCCACCGCCTAGAGATTGCGGAAGATTGATGACTTCAAGCTGCTCTTCCCATCTCTCGATAGGCCCTATGACATTGACCCTGCTGTTGCCGACTACGTTCATAGCCGTGCCCATGTATGCGTCTTCTGTGCCAGCTACGTTTCGCAAGAATGTAGCTCGTATTCTAGCTCTAAGCTCTGCGTCAGTCTCTACATCATAGCCGCCAGTGAAGTTGTATCTGTTCTCGACTTTCAGGTCTTTTATGTAGAAGTTGCTTGCTATCTGATTGATAGAATAAGCATTTGCATTTCCCTGAACGCCTGGAGTAGTGCATGTTGCATTGACGAATACTTCGTACTGAGCTACAGGTATGACTGCTGCATCATTAGTGCTGTATATCAGCGAGCCGTCTGTTATCTGGAAGTCAGAAGGTATGTCTACTTCTACAGTAGCTGGCGTGTCAAGATAGAATCTGACTTGACCTGTAGCTTTCAATCCGCTCTGTCTGCCAAAGCCAAGCCATGATGCTAGAGCATCAAGATCTGCGCCGCTTTTCGAGTCTATGTCGAAGAATGACATGTTGACTTGAGCATTGATGTCGATTCCAGATGCTACAGAAGCTGCAGCATCCAGTATCTTTCGTATCGGGTCTCCGACATCTGTGCTTATGTTCGGGTCGATAGTGTTCAGTGCTTTGACAAGCTGATCAGACCATTCAGCAGGAGTCTTCACTATGTTCTTCTTTCCTACTTGCTCTTCTCAGGCATCATCGAAAGAGTGCCATCAGAATTGTTGACAGACATTAGCGACATCTCTGGAAGATACGTTATGTCAGACGATGACGAGAATGACTTCATTCTGTACTGATGCCCGCTTACTTGCCCTCCAGATGCTATTATGCTCTTAGACTGCTCTAGCTCGTACTCATTCTGGCTGTCATACTGGAAAGTGTATGATGATCCGTCTTTGTTGAGAGCTGGAGCGCTCAATGGAGTCTTTCCGTACTTGCCACCAGGGAAGTTGTCAGGAGAGTCTATTCTGTCGAATTGCTTCCAGTCAGACCACTGTATCGATGAAGTCTTCTCGGAGAAGCTAGTCTCGTCTTTTGTCGTAGACTCGTATTCAGACTGGTATGAGATGTTCTTTATCTGAGTGTTGTTGGACTTGTCGTATACGTAGTACTCAGAATACTCTTGCGTCCTTCTCTCCATGCTCTTCCTGACTTCTGCTTTATCGCCAAGATTGAGATTGAAGTTTGCATCATAGCCATAAGCTATCTCGTCGAACAAGTATTCTGGCGGTGGCAGCTTAGATGAGTCTACTGCATTAGTCAGAGTCTTGACTATCTCAAAGTATGACGAAGATGCAGATATGTCTCTTAGAGAGTCTTCTTTGTATGATGCCAAGCCATTTGTGTCTATAGTGACGATGACATCAGCAGGTTTGATTCTGTCTAAGACTCTAAGTAGCAGGTCTTTCTGCTGAGGAGTTATGTCTTTGTTGTCTGGGACTATGACTACTTCATTTCTGAGAAGGTACTGCATTCTGCCGACAGTCTCATCACGCTTCTCATATCTCCATGTCTCGTACATCTCACAGTCATCGAATGTGACAGATCTTACTGCTTCCTTGAACCCTTTGACAGTACCGCCATCATTCATAGCACGCATCATGTCGACGAAGCGCTCTTTGTACCATGACTCCTTGACTAGAGCTTCATTAGCTTCGTCTACTGTAAGCAGCGCTGCATCAGTATCGAATGAGGTCTTTTCAGAATAGACTCTTGGAAGCCCGTATATAGAAGCGAACAGCTGGTCTACAAAGCCAAGCCAAGCTGTCTCTACTCCGCCATTAAGCCAGTCTTTTACAGAAGCAGCAAGAAGCTGTCCAAAGCCTGCTTGACCGCATACTACTTCTACAATGTGCCTTAGATGGCTTGAAGCTGTCTTGTCATATACGTCATCATCAAAATGAGCCATTATACTGTCTACGTCTATAGACGACAGCACTGGCAGCGTAGAGGGCATGAACACCATGTCCTGGCCAAGAGAGCTTTCTTGCTCAGTCATGACTTTCTCGCTACTTCTTCTCTATCTTAGACAGAATGACTGATATGATCGCTACTATTGCTAGTATAGAAAGCATTATGAAATTCAAGATAGCTGCTCCTATAGCTTGTATTTGATGATGAGACCTATATCTCTATATAATAGATTATATCAAACAAGCTACGGTTTGCGATGTTTTCGCTGCTCTCTTTTGCATGAACATCATTGTCCATAGCAGCAGACAGCAAAGCTACATCATACTTTTGATAGCACGCATTGAATACTGTTGTGCTAGCATGTCAATTACATCTTCTTTCATCAAGCTAGACACTATGCTGCTGACTTTGCTGCGCAATGCTTTATTGTCGCTGATGTCATATTTCAGATTCGATAAGACAGTATCAGCAAAATTGTCTAGATCATCTTCTATTGCATCATAATCAGCATCATGCATTATGTCATCTACTACATTCTTGTCTTCGTATAGTTTGTTCAATACGAACATTCTAGCTGCTTTGCTAATGAAGTTTGCTGCATTGCGTCTTTTGACTGATTCGTCTACATAATCGAAACTGTTTTCTGAATCTATGCTCTTGAACAATTGCTTGTCATAACTATGCACAGTTCTGATGAAGCTTTCAGATTCGCAATTGCGATACTTGATGGGATTGGAAGACCTTCTAGACTTCTTTCTCTTCTTGAATGCTTTAGCACCTACGACTATCATATCTGAATCGTCTAGCATATCGTCTTCTTTCTGCATTACTGCAATTCATTTCAGATTCTCGTATTTTTCGCAAGCATTGCTGCCAAGCTAGATATTGGTTTGAAGACCAATATGACTATCGTAGTCTATTTGAAAAATCATTCTATTTCAAATCAGAAATCAGATGCTTTCAAGTTCTGAACGTCTTGTATCCATTATATGAAGTCTGTTATTGATAGATTCATACAAATCAAATGCCTTCTTGTCTTTTACTGGAACATTTGGCAAAGTCATTTCTGTATAAGCATACAAAACATCAAGTTCTTTGATTAGATTAGCATTCAAGTCTACGTAATGATTAAGTAAAGCATACGAAATCTTTGAATCAAGCTTAAGCCATTGCTCTTGATTGAATGCAAGTCTGTTCATTTTAGACTTCGTAAATAGTGAATGATATGATTCATCTGCAAATTCATTTTCATTTTCAATGCTCATGTTAGATTCTTCTTTCTATAATAAGATATTTAGATGTTGATGCATGTTCTAAGCATACTTGTCCTATTTCAGGGAAATAGCCCTGAACTGCTGTCTATAAAGCAAGCTTCGGATATAGAGTATTCTATGCTGTGCAGACATTGAGGATATTGTGGTCCTCAGGCTTGCATTTGCTCTGAGCATTAGATGGAACTCGTAGGCTATGCCTCTTAAGCAGACCATGAATTTCAGCATTTCTGAAGTTGCTGATCCCATCTTGCATCAGATGCAAGCACGAACAAAGATGCCAGGCTATTTCAGTACCTGCACACATGGCTGAATTGCTTCTGGATGTGAAAGCTACTGCCATCCAAAGTACTGCATGACCATCAAGCATATCGAAATCGTATGATGTCAGTCATCAACTCAATCGATATTAGCTCATGCAGCAAAAGACCATATGCTAGACACAATGTCCATATCTGTATTGCTCAACACAATCTTATCATAGATTGTCACCAACCTATATAAATATTATATAACACTTTTTAGCAAATGTAAAATCGTGAATTTACTAGTCTATATAATTATATGGATACAAAACAACGATTTCAATCTGGATCATCATGACAACAACTGGAATGCTTCAGATTTTACTTTCGTACTATTATGTTATATAATATAACTATAAGAACAAAAACAAGAAAGCGATATTGAATGTGGATCAAAAGCAATAACGACGTAATAGCTAATCAAAGCATCAAATGTATATTGCATCCTATAAGTGGTTTCGAACGTCGCTGGTTATGAAAGCTACGAAAGACATGATATCAGCAAGACATCAGCATTGGCTTGACATAGCTACAGAACTAGCTAAGCTCAGTTCATGCAAGAAGAAACATGGCGCTTTAGTCGTAAGAAGCAACAATGTTCTGTCTGTAGGAATCAACAAGATGCGAAACAATCCTGCATACATGCTAGACAGACCATCAGGCATATCTGTACATGCTGAAGAGCAAGCTTTGAAGGCATGCAGAGGTGATGCTGGCAATTCTACTGTCTATGTAGCTAGAGTCTATTCTGATGGCACAGCTACGATGTCTAAGCCATGCAAGAGATGCCAGAAGCTGATGAAAGCAGCTAACGTAAAGAATGCAGTGTATACAGACTGGCATGGCAATGCTTGCATCATGCATGTATGATTTACGACGTTGTTCTCTGTGAACTTGAAGCATTAGGTCTATATAATTTATAATACCTAATACTGAAGTATCACACGATTAAACGTCGTTAACATGATGATACAGTGATATCCAATGAAGGATATTACAATCCAACTTTTCCAGTATTCGTCTCAACTGGAGACGATATCTGCACATTTGTAGCTCCGCCATTAGTAGCGGACCAAGAATGAGTGACAGACTCCACGAATACAGTCACTCCTGCTCCTTCTAGTCTAAGTCTTATACCTGGCAGTATCTCTGGCCTGAATGTTATCTTCAAAGTATTCGAGAAGCAAGCTGCCCATCTCTCCATGAAGATCAGCAAAGCTTTGACAGCTGTCATAGTTGAGTCTATTATGTAGTTGTCAGTAGTATCGTATACTGATACTCCGAATCTTTGCAATAGCTGAGATGCTGTCTTGCATCCTGTTATCGATATGTCTACAAGCTTGAGAAGACTGTCTCCCTGCTTCTCCAACGATATAGTGCCATTTGATTGCAGAAGTCTTTGCACTTCATCGAATGTTCCGATAGTGACTCCGTACTGAGTGTCCATATGCTCTCTAGTAAGCAAGTAGACATGAGAAGTGTACATGGACTTGTTGAAGTCTGCAGAGTAGTCTACTATCTCGTACTGAGGTATCGATATCTCGTTGTTAAGAATGCCAGATGCATGAAGCTTGCCGAAGTAGTCAGGTACGAATGCTGCAAACGATCCATCTGGCAAAGTCATGAACTCTCTCATAGACCCTTTGCAAAGTGATTGCACGAATTCAAGCGCAGGCTTGTCATTGTACAGAGCTAATGGGCCAGTAAGAGCTTCAGACTCATAGCTTGGTGTCTGCCCTACATAAGTGACATACTTGAACAGCTTGTATGCTAGGTCTTCAGCAGTAGCAGTAGCAGAGTCAGACGAGCTGCCATCTGATGAGCCAGAGTCGTCAGAAGACCCAGTCACTCCAGTAGGTCTAAGATACCCTGCAAGCGAATAGCCACCAGAGTTCTTTGGCATCGTCATTCTGAAGACAGTTGGTATTGACCCTCCCTGCGACAAGCAGTCCACGCCTGATCCCTTGTCTGAAAGCACTATAGCGACATGCCCATATCCTCCATCTCCAGGAGAGCTTCTCCACAGTACTATGTCGCCCTTCTGGCATGTTTCGCTTGGCGGTATCTTCTTCAGCACATTTCCGCTAGACCCTTTCGGCATAGCATTGTAGAAAGCACCATTTCCGCCAGCATCTTGCATCATCTCTGGACTGCCCATGCTGAAGCCCAAGACTTCCTTGCCGTAAGACAGATACAGATCCCAGCACTGATGCCCGAAAGCTCCATCTACATCAAGAGATGGAGTACCATCAGCATGCTTTTTCAGAAATGCATCTAGCTTTCTATCCATAGCTGTCGATCCAGTAGCTGAATTTGATGTATGTGAACTAGACGAGCCAGATGAAGAAGAGCTACTAGTCTTACCAATCTGCTTGTCTATGAAAGCTTTCCACTTGTCAAGAGTCTTGTAAGTAGTATTGCCAATCTTAAGATAGGCATTGCTTGGAAGCTTCAGATCAGCTTTGCCTTTTTTGTCTTTGATATTGAGACCAGTGAAGTAGTAGAATATGATGCAAGCAGCATCTTCACTTCCTGTGCCCTTTGATATGTCTAAGCATATAGCTTTCATAGCTTTGTCCTGAGCAGATGCTGAGCAGTCTTTAGCTGCTTTGTCGATCTTAGCCCATTTCTTCATCTGCTCTTGAGTCAGACCATACTTGCCAGTATGACCTTCTCCATCCATATGCGTCCAGTCATAAGTGGTATTGCTGTTTGCATTGACGAATCCAACTTCTTTGCCCACATCATTCATGTTAGATTTAGCATCAAGATTCAGCATTTTCTTGATGACGCCTTGATAAGAATCTACGTCTCCAGCTGCAGCAGATCCATTTTTGCTAGAAGAAGCATCAGACATGTTTGTTGGACCGAACAGCTGCTGGAATATAGACAGAGCCATGTCATCAGACTGAGCTTTGCCATCAGTTATCGATCCGATTATGTCATCTACGAACTTATTCTGATTAGGGAACTTAGCTATCTTTATCATGCTAGACGGAAAGCCGCATACGTCCTGCAAGAACTGCACTAGCTGAGACCCTGATTCAGCGTCATTGCTTGACTTGCTGTCGTTGCTAAGTACAGACATTGTGCCGTTCCAGTACTTCTCTATAGCTTTAGTCGAATACGGATCCCAGTAGATGTAGTGCAAGTCGCCTATAGCGTCTTCGCAATCGAATGAGTAGCTTATGTTATAGAATCCGAAAGCTGGGCATTTGGATATCTTGCCAGTGAAAGCTTCTATAGTCCTGTCGTTCTTGAGGAAGCTTATGTGCACAGCATCGCCAGGGTGCAGCTTCCATTTACCAGCGCTGTACTTGCCCTGAGAATACGATCCTGCATTGTTCAGAGTGACTGATGCTGTCGATATTGCAGACTTGCGTCTTGATACAGTGACAGACTCAACATCATCAGACACGTCTATTATGGAGCTGTTTGCAAGACGCACCATGACTTCCACTCCAGAGTAGAAAGCCTCTGTGACTTGATTGCTCATTCTTGCCTTCCCAATCTATTTCTACTTGCCAGACAGATGCTGAAGATACGAGTACACATCACTGTTGCTAGCTAATGTCTCAGCTAGATCCTGACTGAATGGCACTGTGAACGATGCTGACTGCATGCTGCTGCTCAATGGCTTAGTGTAGTCTATCGGCTTAGTGCATGATATTCTGACATTGCCATCGCCAAGATATGCTATCGTCATGCCAGCTATCTGCTTGTTCTCTTTAGACCACTTGTCATACAGGTTCTTGTTGTTGTCTTTAGCTATGTCTCCAAGCTTGTCGTCTATGCTTTCATTCTCAAGCATTGACTCTACTATCTTTATGACGTCTGTCGATACTATCATGTCTGTCATAGATGTCTGGAACATGTTAGTCAGAAGCAAGAATGATGCAGTCAAGTCTTTAGTCGGCGCTCCAGCTGTCTCTTGCCATGAGAAGCTAGCTATTGTGACTTTGTAGTTCATATGCTGCTCAGGCCAAGACAGAGTCAGTATCGTATTTCCTCTCTGCCATCTTTGGAAGCACATAGCTGTCTGCTCTTGCACTTCTTGCGGACCATTTCTGAACGTGACTGTCAAGCTGTCTTGTCGTGGATGCTTAGCCTGGAACCAAGCATTTCTTTGAGCTACAGAAGTGCTAGCATCAGATTGCATAGTCCAAGACATTCGTATTGGAAGCACTTCTACCATAGTGTCAGAAGAATACAGCGTCATAGACATGATATGTTACCTTTGTTGACAATCATTATCATTTAATACCATCCGACGGACAACTCGTGTTGCCAGCTTTGCGACGGACTTCCATACCTGTCCTTTATGTACTTAAGTCCCCACTCTATCTGAGTCTTCGGATTAGTCTTCCAGTCAGCACCAGCAGATGCCATCTTCTCAGGTGGCAGAGACTGCACGATACCGTATGCGCCAGAAGATTGATTCGTAGCTTTGTAGTTCCAGCCTGACTCACGATTCCATAGCTTGACAAGAGCAGCGAAGTCAGCTTCTGTCCAACCCATGTCAAGCACTCTTTGATGAGCATACTTCTGGCAATCGACAGGAGAATTAGAAGCTAGATCTGCAGATGTGCCTACTGTCTGACCCTTGACTTCTACTCCATTTGGCGTAAGTCCAGTGATCGGCTGCAGAGTGTAGTCTCCAGCCCCTCCATGCCACCCCTCGTCTCCAGATGTGAAGCCTATGTCTTGTCTGATAGCATTGAACAGAGAGGACATGTCGCTTTTTGTCATTGGAGACGAATTTCTGACGACATCGAATGATATAGCATATGGGACAGACTTCGTGTCAAGGCTCTTAGAGTAAGCATAGTCTCCCAAAGCGCATATGACATCTATGCCCTTGTCTGGGAACTGAAGCCTTGTAGGTATGTTGTTCTGCTGGTTCTGAAGTACAGACTTGTAGAACGAAGCGAATACATACGCTATGGAGTCAAGATCAGATGGAGATGCTGGTCTTGCACATAGATCGCCACTGAAAGCTCCAGACTCTGTCTTGCCAAGAAGCTGTATGACTCTGCCTTGCAATGTGTCTGATATAGTGTACTTAGGCTTGACAGTGTAAGACCAGTCTGTAGGGTTAGTCGCAAATGAATATGCAGCTGTGCCTGATGTGATAGATATGACCATGACTACTTGCCTATTCTCATAGAGTCAGAGCCAGAATAGATTCTCTGCAGCGTCTCGTCTTTCTTAGCCATCTTAGCATACAGACCATCATCTGCGCTTATCTTTATGTTGATGTCTGATGAAGACTTAGCATCGCTATTGCTTCTTGACTTTCTAGATGAGCTCTTAGATCCGCCGTAATCAGATTCTCCTACTGCTACTTTTCTAGCTCTGTCTACAGAGCCTATGACAGCGCCAAGGCCAGCTCTGTCCAGATTGTTCTCGTTCATATACTGTTCGCTAGTGCTTGTTCCAGGAAGAGTATTGAATCTCAACATATTTTGCATAGCTCTTGAAGCGTCTTCTGGATGGTCATTCAGGTATCTTGTAGCCGTGACAGAGCTTTGAGAAGCTGCAAGAGCATCTCCGCCAAGAGAGCCAAGACCCTGCAAGAATGCCTTGTTGCTTACTAGCGCCTGAGCGTCTTTTACGCCTATGGTAGCGCCAGTAGTGTCTTTGACAGTTTTCTCAAGATTCGCTTGCACATCTGCAGCCATCTCCTCACCATCACTGCCGCCAGTTCCCTGATTTATCTTATTGCCTATTCCAGCAGCAGACTTAGTTATGTCATCTAGGCTTTGGCCAGTCGTCTTAGCTGTATCTTTCAAAGCATCCATTGAAGACTTGACAGCATCTGTTGAAGCGCCAGTCTTAAGCATCTGATCAGCCATAGACATCATTGAATCAGGAAGCCCAGAGTCTTTTATGCTCTTCTTCAATTCAATGGAAGCATTGAAAGCTTCTGACCCATATGACAAGCCAGCATTTGAAGCGCTTGTTCTGAAGTTCGCCAAGTCTTTGCCAGACACATCTGTAAGACCAAGGAACTTCTGAGCATCTTGCCATCCGCCAGATGCCATCATCTTGGCACCTTCACCTGCACCTAAGCCATAGACATTGCCTTGTCTTTGTGCATCTCTATAGCCTTCCATGCCAGCTTTAGCAAGAGCACCAACTGCTGTAACACCTGCAAGAACGGGATTGACTTTAGTAAGAAGACTTCCAGCAAGCGACATCAATCCACCAGCAGCACCAGCATCTCCAGCTGCACCAGCTGCAGCATCTCCAGCTGCACCTGCTATGCCAGAGCCTATTGCTCCTGTTGCAGCTGTCTCAGCGCCATCAGCTAAAGCGCCTGAAGCTGCAGTACCTATCTTAGAAGTAGCTGCAGAATCTAATGCTTCTGATGCTGGCTTAGCAATAGTGTCAGTTGCTTCAGATACTATGCCAGGCGTCTTAGTGACAGACTTGCCAGCTTGCAAAGCTTTTGAGATCGCAGTGCTGACAGACTTCATAGCTTCATCAGAGTTAGCACCAGCTGATGAGCCAGTCTGCGGAATAGATGATACAGCATTTTCGCCCAAAGCTTGCTTGGAGTCTATGACTGTCTTCATGTCAGAAGATATCTCAGAAGCTTTAGCTCGCATAGCAGTCTGGTCTATGTTTTCAGAAGCTGCTTTAGTCGCAAGTCTTGAATGCAAGCTGTCATAGAAAGAAGTGCCCATAGACATTACAGTATGCATTCCGTCAATGTACTTGTTGATTGACGAAGTGTACATGTCAAGATTCTTAACGACTTGATTCATGTTGAGAGTAGCGAATGCTTTTCGTATTTCGTCAGCATTCACTTTGCTGAATTGAGCTATCTTCCTGTCGTCGCTAGCATTAGATATGCGACTTGCTGCAGCTTTCTTCTCTTCATTCTGCTGCCGCTTGACTCTGTCATTGTCATGCTTAGCACTGTCGACTTTCTGTCTTTCATTGCTCTCTTTGACAGCTTTAGCTATAGCTGCTATGTTGCTTTCGTAATCGCTCGGCTCATCGCTAGAACGAGATTCGGCATTAGCAGCACGCTCTTTCTCCCGCTTCTCGTCTTCTTCTGCATATCTGCTCTTTATCAGATCTATCAGATCGCCTATTGATCTGCTGTCTTCGTCTTCGTCGAAAGAGAAAGCTGTAGAATTGTCTGTCATATCTTACCACCAAGATTGTGAGCAGACAGGAATTCCGATATCTTGCTCATGTCTACCTCTCCATTGATAGAATGCCTTTGGTTGACAGAGTCGTCTTCAGCTGAGAATGCTGCTTCGTGCATCTTCGGATTGATGAATGCTGTCAGCATCTTAGCAATGTCGACATAGAACTTTTTGTCGTTCTTAGCATCGATCTCATCAAGATACTGCTTAATATGGACATTGAGTCTAGATTCAGGCAGAGAATTGCTTCTGTCAAGCCATCTCAAGCGAGATGCTGTCTCATCAGACAGTCCCTGCCGAATCATTTTCCCAGTTCTTCAAGCTCTTTGTCTGATTCGTTCTTCATGTCTCTGTAAGCTAAGCAGTACTTCTCTATGAATTTAGAGTAGTAGTCTTTAGCTTTCTCGTATCTAGCTTCTGGCGTGTCATCTCTTTTAGATATAGACGGTATGAACAGCTCTCCATCTATTCGAATGACAGACATAGCGAATATAGCTGTATTGTATGCAAGCGGATATGCTAGAGAGTTCTCATACTGAGATACGAGAGTGAAAGCTTCCATCTCTTCTCTAGCATTAAGCACTTTCATCTCTACAGTGTGCTTTAGAATAGATATGACTTGCTTCTTCTCACCTTGTCTAGCAGCTTCTATGATAGCAACTTCATCAGCTTCATCATGCACTTCGACTTCATCTTCTACAGGCTGCTCTGCAGCTCTAGCTCTTTCTAGAGCTCTGTCTTGCTGTCGTCTTGATACCATACGCCTGCTCGTTTCATAGTAATGTTGCTTATATTGATAATTATATCAAAACGCTTGCAGAAAGCATGCTACTAATACTATTGACGACGTTTATACGTGTTAACCTAGAATCTTAAGCATATATAATTATATATACTTGATACTCTAAGTTCATAGAGATAAACGTCGTTATTCTGGTGATACAGCCAGTGCAATGGATGGAATCAAAACATTCCAGAATATGGAGACTTGAACTTAGACGGCTTAGCATATGCATCTATGTCAGATACTGCTGAATTTAACGAATCAGATGGACTAGACACGACATTGTTCAGATATCTGTCTGCTCTAGCATTAGTCTGGTCTGAAAGAAGTCTGTATGCTAGCACCATCAAGCAGTCGACAAGATCTGAGTGCCCAAGATTCCCTATTCTTGGCTTGACTACTTTGCCATTCACTATCTGCAAAGCTTCCAGTTCTGCTTGAAGCATGCACCTAGCTGTCTCCCAAGTGTTCATGTCATCGAAGTACGAATGAACCCAATGCTCGTTTATGCACATCTTCAATATCTCGTACATCTTAGTGTTCTTGCTTCCAGTGAATGTCTCTTCAAACACTTTGCAAGCTATGTTGTTCTCATGGCAGTATGCCATGAGATCCTGTATCGGCATTACTGAATTGAACTGATCGAATGATATCGTCTTAAGCCTGAACAGAGCTATCAGCTGCTTTATGTCATTCAATATGTGTCTGTACTCTATCTGACCAGATTCGAACTGGCTTGACTTGTAGACTGAATACCAGTCGACTATCATGTGCTTGTAGCTTATGCCGAACTCGTCAGGCTCATTCAGTTCAGAATGGCATATCATGACAGCAAAGTCATCGTTGACTTTAGCTGGATCGCAATGCATATGGTACTCTTTAGAGTATGCACCCTGATTTTGCTTCTCAAGATGTCTGTGAATGCCATTGATGTCGAAGTCGTCGAATATCTTAGCTACTGCTTGAGGAGACAGATAGACATTCAAGCCTTCTACGAACTGAGCTCTGTTCTCAACTCTAGCATTTATCGGATCAGCTGCTTCTTCAGCTGCCATAGCTTGCTCTTCAATTGAGCCATTAGCATCAGGCTTGAACTGTATTGGCCTTGAGAATGCAAGATGCTTGTAAGCTTTAGCTTTATGAAAAGCATCTAGTTCGCTATTGTTCATATCTGAAGTGTCAATTGCTTCAGAATCCAACACTTTTACAAAATGTCCCATTTTCACCAGATCAATCTCAGTAATTGAAGCTTGTATGAACTACCACTAGTCTAAAGACTCAGAAGCTTCCAGTTTCATAGAGTCCTGCGTATTGGCATACTTCGTCAACACGTCTAATAGACTCTCCACTGGCTTAAAATTCCTATGTTCCATAGGTATCAACAGATTATGTGATTCGCTAATTCGAATCATGTTCTGTGCAGCATGAACATCTCTATCATTAGCATATCCACATCTGTCACAATGATAGGTTCTGTCTGATAGCGACACAGTGTTCTTCATGCCACACTCGCACAGCCTTGTCGTAGGTTCGAATCTATCAAGAACAATTGTTCTTGGGTTAGCGACCAACTTGCTCTTCACCCGACCAAGAATAGAATGCTGGATGGTTCTTGAACCATGAGATAGAGACTTTAGACTTCTCCATGTTTTTACGTTTTCGTCCTGCATGCATACATGATTGTATCGTAGAAGACAATTGACGATATGATTGGACATGTCGTTCTTCTTGTTGGTGAGCTTCTGGTATTCTATTTTGATGAGAGTTCGAGTCTTGACATAGCCGTTAGAGCCTTTTGTCTGACGCGACAGCTTCTTATGCAAGCGTCTCAAGTGCTCAGTTTCTCCGACTGTGGCTTTGATCTTCGTTCCATCAGATAGAGTGATATGAGTCTTTACACCCATATCAATACCAATTGCAGTGCCTTCCAAGAAGTCTTCTTTTTGCTTGTCTCTAAAGCATGTCACATTAAGATAACAGCCATCGGGACGGTTCAGCAATTTGGCATTGGCAAGTTCATATCCATGAAGCTGCTCCACACCATTGACACGCATCCAGCCACTAATTTTCTGAACATGAATTCTACGACCTTTGACCTTATAGGTGAAACCATATTGTGCAAGATTGATTGATGTGACTTCTGAAACAAACTTGAGTTTTCCTACATGATGCCCTTTCTTCTTCAATGATGACAGAGTTTTAAGATTCTGCTTCACTTCTTCGACAACAGACTGCTTGACCCGAGCACTAAGATATGAGAATGCTCTTGTGACCATACCAGTAGGTGTCTTGACTTCAACATCACGTTTTATCACATAGCCCTGCACACCATTGGACAGAACATCATTCCTTAGCCATTTTGCTTCAACAAAGCACATCTTAAGTTGTTCTTTTTGAAGTGAACTCAGTTTGTTGTTTTGTATCTTAAGCGAGAATACTTTGCATTCCTGATGTTTTCTGCGATTCCGAGTTTCTTTTCCCGATTGAGCTATACGACTGTTCTTAGATAGACGTGCTTTGTCATCCATCGTATACCTCCAATCTTCTATATATAAGTTGATTGTATCACATTTTATGACATAGTTTAACTATGAATGAATATATCTTACAGCATGCAGTCTTGCCATAGTGCTTCTAGGAAACAGCTTAAAACTGGGATATAGGATTATTAACCAAATGTATATTAACGTGAATGGCTCTCAATGCTTTTCGCATACTGGGCTTTTGCTGTGATTCATGAGAACATGCTAAATTGCTTTCTTTGCAGAATGCTACTTAAGAGATACATCAAACCTCTTGTAATGACTTTTTCCTCCAGGGAAGCCATAAGAGTCAATGCATTGTCTAGCGTATTTAGCAGTGACATTGCCACGAGCTCCATGAAGAAGAATCGGATGGTTGTCTCTGCTGATGAACCATACAGATCCGTCTTCTTTCTTGAACAGAGTCAAGATGTCTTCTCTTGAAAGAAGACTGTCTTCTTCATCATCTTCTTTATCTCTAGTAGCAAACAAGAACTCTGCATAAGCTCCATGCTTCGGTGCATGATTCTGATCGTATAGATTGTCTATATTGCATTCGCCAACGTAGATGACTCCATCTTCAAGATGCGCAAAGTATTTTGCATAGATCTCGCATTCTCTGTCGAACATGAAATCAACATTCAAGTCGTGCAAGAAGACATGAACTTCATCTCCATCTTTCACATTGTTCTTCATGTTGATTCTTAAAGTGTGCTTCATTTCAGTTTGCCTTTCTAAGCTTTTTGATTATAAGACATAGCATTTCATGCAATTGCAATCAGATTCCTGTAGATCCGAATCCAGATGCATCTCTTCCATCTTCAGACTTCTCTAGGCTTTCCGCTTCTTCCCAGCCTGACAAGTCTACAGACATGATGAGAAGCTGAGCGATTCTGTCGCCAGTCTTGATTTCGAAGACTTCATTGCTGTGATTGACAAGATTGACTAGAAGCTCTCCTCTGTATCCAGAGTCTATGATTCCTGGAGAATTCATTACTGTGATTCCGTTTTTGATAGCTAGACCAGATCGTGGAACTACCATTGCTACTTTGTTCTGGTCTAGTCTGATAGCAATACCTGTATGGACAAGCTTGTATTGTCCAGGTTCAATTGCAGTGTCTTCAGAAGAATGCAGATCAGAACCAGCATCAAATGCATGCTTTCTAGTCGGTTCTTGAGCAGCATCTGATAGTCTCATATATTCAGTCATTCTATTCCAAGCCTCTTTCTCAATCGTATGTTGTCTTTAGCTAGCTCCAGTATAGTGTCATGCACATCATCTAGAAAGTCATCTACTTGGTCTGCGTCATACCAGTCCCTTCTGTAGCTAGTCTTGAAGTCGAATTCCTTAGCATCTACTTCATTTGGCTTGACAAGAGCGACCATCTTTCGTCCTTTCGTCTTTTTCTGTCTTTTTCTGTCTTCGTTTTCAATCAGCATGTTCATGTCATATCAATATCCTATCTTTGTACTCTGCATATCTTCAGAATGACGACGTTTATACGTGTGAACATCAAGTATCTAGCATATATAATTATATATACTTCAAATTCTAGGTCAATCTGGATCAACGTCGTAAATCTATTCGTCTAGGACATCTCTGCAATATGCATCATCGAAGTCATCAGCAATGCGAGTAGCTTCTTCATAGCTGATGCCTAACTCTCTGAACAAGTAGTCTATGCTGAAGCCAGATTGGATGTATCGATAGAACGGAAGATCGTCGCAGCTAGTCATAATGATGTGAATTGCTCCAGACTTCTATTCATTATTCCTTCTTCTACTGCTTTCTTAGCTTCTTTCAAAGTCTTATAGCCAAAACTGTCATCGTAACGTATAATCCATCGACGACCATACCGCTTTTCACCAGTAGATTCATCTGCATAGACCACAATTTTTCTACGCATTATGTAACCTGCAATACGTGGATTTTCTGTCAGATATTCAATATACCCTTTCTGTCGATTTGAGTACTTTACATTGAAGTCTTCCATATGTCAATCCTTATCTAGTACGTAAACGCATACATTCAATCTTGGATTGATGCCAGCATATCTATATCGTTCAGAACCATCAGACGTATATTGAATCGGCTCTAATGACTTGCTACAGACTGTATCACGTTCAAGTGAATTGACAAGAGACTTACGCGGAATGTACTTTATAAGAAGCACGAATGTCGAAGTATGCTCTACATAGTCTACTTGTATATATATGTCATGTTCTGTCACATTGCATCCATTGCGATGAAGCTGCCGTACAAAATCTTCTTTGCAGAAATTGACAATTTCATCTTCGGATCGCAATGCTGTCGAATACATTGATTGCCAATAGCACGTGTCTTTAGACAGTCCATTTGAATCTGTTTCGATTTTAGACATCTTGACAAAGTTGCTCATTTTTCATCCTTAAGACTTGCTTGATGCTTTCCAGGCCATGCATGAACAAATGCATTCTCAATCTGAGCATATCTGTCGATCATAATTGGAGCAGATGGGAATGGGACGTAGCTGTATGTCTTCTTTCCATTTTCATTCTTTACTGCTATCTTCAGCAGTACGTGGTCTGGAATAGTAGAAGTCTCATATTGGAAAGCAAATTCTGTTCCTACTACATCTAGCATTGCAGTTCTAGCTTCATCATATGAATCTGCTTCTATAAGAACAACTTCGTCAGGATTAATGTTGCCTAGCACGGAATGAGGCTCATAGTCGTATTTGCTTCCGAATGTGAAATAGTACATCATGATTGACTTCCTTTTTTGGTTTGTTTTTAATCTATAGTTATATTATATAACACTTTATGCATAAAGTAAAATCGACATGAAAAGAATATAGAAAAAGCCCAGCTTATTGGGCTGGGCTTAGACTAGGCTTCATGACATCGTCATGTCAAGTGCGAATGCTCTATTCTACGGATTCAATAGAATCAGCACCATTTCAGAAATCACTTTCGTCTTCAGTAATCGGAACATTCCCACCATGCTCTTCAATTTCATCTTCGACAGTCTCGTCTGCTTCATCGTTTCTGTATTCGACTAGATCTGCAAGCATATCAGCTAGCTCGTTATCTGGATCAAGCGCTAACTGATCAGACAATGCAGAAATAGCTGCATCTAGATTAGATACATCATGTGCTTGCTTTACAGATGCTTGCTTATTTGCATTAGTTGTCATATCAGTTTCTCTTTCATCCCATTCATTCTTCAACTGATCTATTTCGCTCTTATTGCCATTATCTCTGAATATGACATCACCTTCAGAATTTATAACGAATAATTCTACTTCATCAGACTCTTCAGTATATAAGATTTTAGCTGTATCGCCATTATCATAAACTTTTGAATCTAAGATACTCTCTGGATCTTTGACAGTAAGATAGCCTGTCCAACCATCTGAAGCTTTCTTTGCAGAAGCTTCAGTAGCAAATGGGTCATCTGCTTCATTCTCATCATCTAGATCTGCAGCATTGTAGCATGCATTCTCAGCTTCTTCAAAAGAATCGAAAACACCGAAATTCTCATTAAGCAGACCATTGACTGACGATGTAGCATCAAAATGCTCAATGCCATCCTCATCTACATACGACTGAATCGTGAACTCGTCTTTTCCAGTGTCGTATGTCCATTCTTTGATCTCGCCATAGTCTGGGTCGTCATATGACTCCAAAGACCAGTCGAAGTCGCCAGCAGCTGTCTTCTTAGCAGCCATAGTAATTCCTCCATTTTCAGCTGATTCGCTTGCAGCATCTTCAGCAGACATTTTCGTGTACCATCTAATTGCATTATCATACAAAGCTAGAAGATCGTCTCCATCTCCTACAGCAGTGAATGCATAATTGAATCCGTCTTCACCATCGTATTGCAGAACTACATTGTAGCTCTTAGCAGAAGACTTCAGACTAGAATAGAGATCTTGCACATCTGAGACATCCCAGATCCCCAAATCGTCAGAAGCTATCTCAAACTTCATGGTATTGCTCAATGCATTCAGCCTTTCTCAGTAGAATAGATGCGATTCATATGGAAGACATACGCTATAACGAAATCCATATAGTTATATTATATCATCAACGCTGCCATATTCGCATTGATTTCGCTAAATGCTAGTCCAGACTGACTTGCACTGCAGTAGAGTCCTGCCTGTCTCCATCTTGGATTTCTATGGTTCCGCGAGCTCCAACGAACATCAAGGGTGCTTGACGACCATGAATGTCCATAAGCTGGGACCAAGTCACGTCTTGATCTGTGGAATGAATCAGATTCTTAGTGCAGTTGATAGCATCTGCACCATTAGCTACCATTTCAGTAGAGTCATTCCATACAAGCTCATTGTCATTGATGAAGCCAAGCTTAGCGTATTGCGACGTAGTCACATCAGCAAAGCAAGTGTCCATGATCTGCTCTTTTAATTGCGATGAAGAAGGAGTTGCATCACTATCACTAGGTTCTGGCTGAGAAGCATCTTGCTTGTCATCATTGCTAGAACTGCTATCAGAATCTGAATCAGATGAAGAATCAGACGATGGCTCAGGCTTGAAGCTAGTCTCATATGTCGCTTCTGTCATAGCTGCGAATTGATACTTACCATATTCGTTCTTGAAAAGAAAGAACCGATAGTCTCCAAGAGGCTCTGCTTTAGAGCCAGCAGTGGCTACAGTCTCATCACTGCCCTTGTCAGCATCGTGCTGTACTATCGACTTAAGATTGCCCTTGTCTACTCCAAGATTAGTCGCAATGCAGTCGAAGTACTTAGTATTGCTGTATGGAGACATTGATGAAGTTGATGCCATGTAGTTGTCAGGGCTGAAGATGAGTTCTTTAAAAGAGGAGTTCATTTCATTGTCGCATCTACTAAAAGCAGCATTTAGACCTACGACTTCAGTCTTCTGAGCATATGAATGTATCGCTAGGCATGTTGCTGCTACAGCAATGACTACGCCAGATGCAATTGCAACTTTCTTGATCGTGTCGTGCTTCTTGTTGTCTGGATCAGGAGCTTGTGCAGATGGGTGAAATATGTGAGCTATGTCATGCCGCCAAGTCGGGTAGTTCTGATTTTGAATGTTCATGATTCGATCCTTTCATTCTTTCATGTCATCAATGCAAGCTATTTGTTTAGCTTATAGTTATATTATATACCATAAAATGAAGAAAGTAAAATCGATAGCCAAAGTTATGACATTGTTCTCTGTAGACTTAGAATATATAGCATATATAATTATATAGACCTGATACTAGAAGTCACTATAGATAAACGTCGTTACAATCAGGGCATACCAGCGTCATATGTATGAATGAAAGAATCAAATGCTTGTAGTATTGCTAGTTCTATATTGCGTACTGATGACGAATGTCAGTTTGCAGTATGGACAGACTTCTATGAATCGACCATAGTGTAGAGTCTGCCATTCAGGCTTTACGAATATGTGACAATTGTTGCAGTATTGCATTTTCGTCCTGTCTACTTGAATCTGTCTATCCATGAGCCGTAGTAGCTTATAGCTACAATTGCAGATATTGCTACTAATAATGTCAGCAAGTCTTTCACTTGTCGTCTTTCCTGTCTTCTGCTTTGTCAAGCAAGATGTCGACATGGCATCCAAGTGCATTTGCATATGCAGCTAGATCTTCAAGCTCGTGATCTATTGCTTCGTACAAGTCAAAGTCTGAATCGACATTCATTAGCATCTTGACAGTCTCGACATTCTTGCGATTCTTTATGCTCAAGTCATTCAGAGCTTTGATGATGTCAGGATTCTTGAATCTGGAATAGTCAATCAAGACTTCTGCTTGTCTGTCGTCACTCATCATAATCAACCATTGTAGCTGTCATGCCATCGATCTCATATTTGCCAATCTTATGCTTTCTTTCAGAAGCTAAGGTATCGAATTCAGAAGCTGGATGATTCTGCTTCGTAGTCATGACGATAGCTCGCTCAATCATGATAGAATTATACATTTTGATGATTTCATCTTCATCAAGCTCGATGAACGTAGTCTCAAGTCCATCAAGCAATCTATACAGTCGCCAATCGCTTTCAGTCTTGACTAGTTCAGTCCATTCACCTATTGCGTAGCTATGGACTTTATTGTCATGCTTGAACGGATCGTATTCGTCTTCATCAATTGGCATCAGGAAAATAGCAAGGTCGTGTCTGTCAAGCAATTCCACGAAGTCAGACAATGTGTTGTAGACGTCATCGTCATCATCATGAAGGTCATTGTCTTCAAATAGAAGCTGCCAAAACGTTATGAATGCGTTCTTATCGGGAAACAGAATCGATACTTCTTTCTCATCTGGCATGACTTCGTCATCAAATTCAAGCTTGCCATTGCTGCCAGACAGCAAGAACTTATGATGGAAGTGCTTCTCAGACAGCACTGTCTCCATGACTTTGCGATTTGATTCTTTTCTTTGCTCATTCATATTCCATATCCCAAATCTATATCTGGTATATCCTACGATTAACGACGTTTAATTGTGTGAACCTCTAAGTATAAGTATTATAAATTATATACACATTGTATTCTGTGTACACAGAGAACAACGTCGTAAATCTATAGTATGCTTAGCAGTATTCGCTTCCCTAAAGCTTGTACTTTCGCTTGAAGTCTTTCTTTCTCATGACTGCTATGATTTCAGTGAAAGTGATGATTCTCAGCATATGCGTGTGAAGCCATAGCCAGTTGTGCAGCTATATATGAGATCAACTACTGTTGCGCTTCTTTGAGCTTTTTACGGAGTCGCCGATTGTCAATCAAAGCCATCCGCAGCTGTGTCTCAAGATAGTGGTTCCCTTTTGAGATACTCATTTCGTTTACTCCCCCATGTAATAGACGTCAGGATCGTAGCTGCTTCCCTGCGTTTCCTTGACACTGCGGTTCAGGGCTGAAACCAGACTCACCGCTGTCTTCGGCTGGAGAGGAATTCTGTGGTTCCATGAATTTCCGCATTCAAGTGTGTAACCGTAATATTCGGTAAGCTCAGCCACGGTTCCTGTCTGGCTGTACTCTCGACCATTGTGAATCTTGGTGATGGTATATGTCTTCATGATGTCCTCCTCGTTGTCATTTTTGCTTTTAGTATAAGGGAATTATTTTCCTTATAGTTATATTATATAACCACTTTTGCAGAAAGTAAAATCAAGAGAAGGCTTTCTAACATCAATTTTCAGATGCTACTTGAATGAGCTGCACAGTCTTAGAGCTGTCTTCTATTGCGATATAGCCAGGAGGAATTGGTGGAACTGCATATTCGATGCACTCTGCATATGCATAGTCCCAATAAGAGTCTTCGTCATATCGATGTTTCAGATAGTCATAATATTCCATTCTGGGGGCATGCTCAAGCTTCATTCCCCATGGGTCATTTGGACCGTCTTCGTCATAGACTTGATTGCTCAAACATTTGTGAAGAACAGGGTCTCCCTTGACTTTGACTTGCATTCCAGGCATGATCTCATAGATTCTAGTGATGTTCTTCATAGTCTTTTAGCTTTCTTGTCTTTGTCGTCATTCATATCGACAAGCTTGAGCTCAGTCAGTGGCAGAGCTTCTTGATATTCGAACTGCATTGTCTTTCTATTGCTGAATCTGAGCGTTCCGATCTGAGTCCATCTGAGATCTGCTATGTCGGTGTTCATGATTGCTCATTCTTTCATGTCTATTCCCTTACTAGTCGATAGTCTCTATGCTGCTGATCATGCACAGCCTTGTCGACTTCGTTGTCTAGAGCAAAGACATTGCTTGCTCTTACTACAATTCCATTGACTTCGCACCAGAAGCCATTGTCATCTTCATGAACTTCTACTATTTGCTTCTTCATTCTGATTTCGATTCCTTGTCTTGATATTGCTTAAGTTTACGTCTTAACATGATTTGCTCTTTGTATTGAACTTGTCTAGCAATTCATCGAACATATTATTGCTCCTATCTATGCAGAAAAAGTGGACAGTCTATTCGCCTTCTTATTGTCACTCACAGAGCTTCTCAATGATCAATGTCACTATGCCTGTCACGATCATGATGACAAACACCACGGCATATACAGCTAACGCGATCAAAAATGGCGCATACAATGGCAATGTCACTAACCACCAAGACCAGTCTATGTAATGCATCAGTTTCAGAACTATGAATGCTACGCCAAGCAGTTCTAGGAATGATATTCCAGAATAGTATGTTTTGCTATCATGCATTGTGCTTTCCATATAGACCCGAATATTTTTTGCTTATAGTCATATCGCATAGCAACTTATTGCGAATGCAAAATTCACATGGAACCATGCAAGAATTTGTCTTTCAGCATAGTCGTAAAGCATTCTATGATTTCGAATGTGTCTAGACCGTCTTCAGTCTTTTCTGCAATCATCTTTCTGATTTCTGCTTCTTCATGATTGTCTAATTCGACTAGACTTACTGCATAGTCACGCAATGCCTCTGAAGCTTTTCTGAGCCCATCAACGTATCCATCGTCAGTCTTGATTGAATTGACTATAGCAAAAGCTTCCATCATGTCATTGATGTCATGCCTTGTCAATGTCTCTTTAGTCATATCTATGACTTCTTTCTATTTCATATATTAGATATGAATCTGATGTGTCCTCAGTGTTACGACGTTTATCTCTGTGAACATCAAGAATATAGTCTATATAATTATATATACCTATGATTCTAAGTCATCAGAGAACAATCTAGTGCATGCTTCATTGCTTCTTTCCTATGCTAGATGATGCATATCAGAAGACAGAGCTAGACTTCCATTCGTCAATCAGAGCTAGTATCATCTTAGCATCAGAATCTTCATCTGTCCAAGGCAGTGTTGCATGTCTGCGTGTAAGAGAGCGCAAATACTCTTCTACAAGCAGAGTGTCAGAATTGACGAACATGTCGTAGAATGAAATGCAGTATGACATGTTGAAGCAATCGAATGTGACGCTGTATTCATGTAGTCGCATGTTCAGTACAGAGTCAGACTGCCTTAGCTTGAAAGCAAGCTTAGCTATCTTCTCAGAGCACTCTGTAGCAACATCATAGTCTAGCTTCATTCTGTCCATCCTGACTCTGTAGCTTTCTCAATGACAGCATCTACTGTGTCATATGCTTTGCATCCTACAAGCTTTGACATGAACGGTCTGTCAAGAAGCATGCTATCTGCTGAATAGCATTCAAGCTTGAACCATGTGTCATTAGCTTTGTCTATGACGAACAAGACGCCATCTTTCTGAAATGACAGAATGCAGCTCTTGACTTCGCAGCTTGCTTTGAATCTGCTTTCGATATGCTGCTTCATCTCATTCAGATTCTGCTTCAATGTCTTTCGTTTGCTAGTCATTCTGACGTCTCGCTTTCAATGTCATTCTTATCGCTTTTGTTCTCATTGTTATCATTCTGAACATTCTCGTCCTCGCAATCAGCTATGCAAGAATTCACTACGCCTTCTATTCGCAGCATGCTGTCGTCTATGCATGCAAGATCGTCTGCATCAATCAAGTCTGCAATGTATGAATGCAGCTGTCGCTTGAAGTTGTCTACTTGCTTCTTGATGTTCAGCAGTCCTTCATAGTCTTTAGTCATGTCATGCTCTTTCTTCTAGAAGAACCATGGGTTTTCTGTATTGCCACGAGTGATGAATCTGATATGTGGCTCTTGCAATCCGTACTTGCCTTTGCAAAGCTGAGAGACATACCTTCGAATAGTTCTTTGATGACGTTCGCCATCATTGCTTTTGTATGAGTGAGATTCTCGTATGTACTTCTCACCATTGAGCGGGTCTGAATACGTCTTCTTGACTGAGACTTTGCCATAAGCAATCTTTATGATGTGCATAGACCAGTCGCAGTAGTAGTTGTTGTCACCATTGCATTTCAGCCATTTGCGACTGTCATAGTAGATGCAGTCGTTTTCATTAGCTTCTATGTCTTGAGTCATAGCATTCATCAGTCTTCGTTTCCTTTCCAAGCAGCTAAGAACAAGAAAATGCCTAGCAATGCGAAAGCATTGACTTCGCCTTTAGAATCAGATAGTGATGGGATAGCATTAACTGCAAGAACAAGCATAGATGCTACAAAAGCAAGAATGATTAGCTTGATTCTAGTCTTGTTGAGTTTCATGATGTATTCTCCTGATTCACTTTCTTGTTTGTTTTTGATTTATAATTATATTATATAACACAATGACAAGAAAGTAAAATCAAGAGAGCATTATTTGTGCTAGATTCTTCCTAATGCAATACGATTAGATATGCATTCTGACATCATGTCGTTCCAATGATTTTCAGCTTCAGCTTTAGTCTTATATGCGCAAGTCTTGAAGCCCGATGAATGAGAGCATCTAAGTCTATACTCTTTATGCTCTTTCTTGTCTTTTGCTACTTTCTCTTCTACAAGAATTGGATTAGATTTGCAAAACGGGCACTTAATCATTTCTTATCGCTTTCATTATCTGTATTGCTTAAATCATTCAATTCTTTGACACTGATCAGAACAGGATTGTAGATGAACTTAGAAGCTTTATTGTATGCTTCTTGAAGTCTTTCTGCTTTGACAGTGACTTTAGTCTTGGCATCATTCTCGAATGTCCAGCTTTTCATCTTATGCAAGCTTAGTCTCCTTTTCTGCTAATTCATGACTGCTTAGAATTGCTGACTCTTTCGCATATTTCTGTTCTTGACGAACAAGCTTGAAGCCCTTGAATAGCTGTCTTCTATTACGTCTTTCGTATCTTCTGGAGCTGCCTTGTAGCTTTCGCAGTTCTTGTGCTTGTAGCCTTTGACAAAGCCATTCTCAAAGACTTTCAGCATAGCTAACTTGGGTCCGATATGACCGCATTTCATACATTTTGCAGATGTCAAAGCAGACATTGGTCTAATCATCTTCTTTCAATAATATCATTTACATTATGCTATCTCTATGAAAAAGTTCATTTCAGTACGATAGTAGCAGATCATTCTGGCCAATTGCAATACTAACCAATATAATAATATTAATCTTTTGCTTCTCTATTTCATGCAAGCAATCATGAGACATTCGTGGAGCTACAGCTGACTTCCCAATGCTGCATATCCGGCAATATCAAGCCAGCTATCTCTTTTGTAGTCGCCATTATTGCATCTAGCAATCTTCAAAGCTATCATGCACAATGCTACTTCTTTGCTTGAGACGTCTTCATGCAGAATGACAGACCACAGTCTAGCAATATCACTGAAGGAGTCTTCAGCTTCTCCATAGTCTTTTTGCCTGTCGACAGTGACAGTATCGATAGCATCTGACAACAGTTGCTTTGCAGAATCTGTATCTTTGTCAGTAGTGTCAATAGTGTCAGCACTATTTGAATCTTCATCATGTTGATTCAAGCACTTAATGATGACAGGCTTAGCTTTGTCATACAGATATGAAGGCGAATACTCGTGAGCAGAATCTATGATGTCTGCTTGTTCTAAAGCTATGAATATTGCATAAGCAAGCTTTTCTTTGTCTTTCATAAGATTTGCTTCTTTCTTTTGTAGATGTGATCAGCTCATTTTGATGTATGCTTTAGCGATATCAGGAATCTGATCAGCTGCCTACGTCATCTAGCATATTATGAAGCTCCAAATTTCCTCTCTTAGTTTTCGGCTGTCTCATTCTCTGTATCAGCTTGTATGTTGCTGGATCGTCAATGTCTACCTTGACTGTAGATAATTCAATATCTTCTAGCTCCTCTAGCCTCTTCTCTTCTCGTTTCCTTTGCATATATTTGCGATTGTATTCGCGCTTGTATTCAGCATATTTGAGCTTGTCTCTCAAAATTACTGCTCCTTGTCATTCGCAGCTCCAATGCAATGAGAATATTCTTCATGTCTACTTTTTTCGATTCATCCAGCTAATCAGAACTATTGCGGCTAGGATAGCCACCGTAACGACAACATCTTGCCAATTCATAGAATGCCTTTCTCTATACATGTCAGCGATACGTCTTCAGATTCTGCCATGTCTTTGGTTGTCAACTGCATATTCACTATTATTCGATTTCGTATGGATTTGGAGATATGTCAATGTTGTCTAGCAGCCTGTCGTATTCACCAGCAGAATGACCTTCACGCCATGCCTTGCTAGCTATATCGCGATCATGGTCAACAAGTCTTGGTGCTTTAACAAAATCGCTCATAAATGAATCGAGAAGACTCTGTGACTTGTCCAACTCATCCTGTGTCAATGGTCCACGTGTAATTGAATATCTACTTGCAATGTCTTGTGCAGTCTCATCACGAATACGCTCGTCATGCTCGGTCAGGGACTCTATGGTATACGCAATATCAGATGGAAGCCACTCGAAGAGGATGCCCTCCCAGTTATACATCCATGTGCTTCCGACCATCATCCAATGGAATTCCTTATCCAAGTCATCTGTACAACGTACAACTACAGTCGGCAGAACGGCTTCGCCTGCAATAAGATAGAGTCCCGGCTCTTTCGGTTCCGGCATGTTCTGGGTCATCAGTTCACTCATGATTCACGCTCCCGGCTGGAAGCCGCCGCCTTGTAAGCGGCGTTCAACACACGCTTGGCAAGCAACTCGAAAGAGCGACTACTAAAATCAGCGGAAGCGCCATTTATCGTTATGCACGAATTCATCGCGACATCGAAATTCCATGCCGCTAACTCGTCTGCCACGGCTTTCACTTCCTCGTCCGTCGCAATCAGCGCCTCGCGACGGATACGCTTGTCATGCTCGGATAATGTTTCGACAGGGTACCCACTGTATCTTGCGACTAGGCTATCCCACGAGCGTGGCGTTGCGCCACTTACAACCCACCCATACTCGCCTTGTACAGCGGGCAAAAAATAACGTTCACATAGAATTAAAACGACATCATCGTTTTCTGGTTCCGGCATATCCTTTGCTATCAGCTCGCTCATGATTCCTCCTTTAGGTTGATGTTCTCGATTCGAGCACGCTCAGCGAGAATCGACTCATACGCCTCCATGACACATAACTGGGCGCTCAGCAGGTCGAACGAACATGTAGGCTCGAAATCAAGCTGTCCTATCGTCCAGTCGCGCAGCATCGACCGCAGTTTTGATATACGTTCTTTCAACTCGAAATATTCAGTTGCCATACGGTCTTTGTAATCATTCATTGTAGTTACTATCTACTTTCACTGATATGCACTGTTTCACCACAATCAGAGCATTCTACATCTTCTCCTGCCGGGTCGTGGTCTAAAGAAGTCACACCATCACAAAACGGACAATCAAATTCAAACTTCATATATGCTACAACGTTTTCAACCTGTTCACTCATGGTCGTCATCCAAGTCGATACGAGAGTATGGTGCGAACTTAGGGCTGAGACCATTTCTTCTGAGACCATTTCTTCTGAGACCATTTCTTCTGAGACCAAAGCTCACATACCGTCCATCACGACGTATTAGTTGACGAGTGCCATCATCGTACAGCAACCACACGTTCTTTTTATTGTCCATGTACAATCCCGGTTCGGTGGGAACCTTGGGCTTCGGGCGAAGCGCATACGCGAAAGCAGAATTATGAAGCCACGTGTATTCATCGTTGGATTCGGGGATGGCAACGCGCAGCTTGAGAGTGTCTGGAGTGATATCAGTTTCAATCACCTCATACCGGTTGCCGCTCTTCGTGACCTCGATATCACCCGAGCACACTTGCTTGATGTCGGTGATCCGTTCCATGTCGTCATCGGCGGGCTCGGTATCCGGTACCTCGCGTTCGAAATGATCGAAAAGCCGTATGTCCGACCACATCCTATCGAACTCTCTACAATCGAGATGGTAACGATTTACACTGTCCGACCCATCCACATGGTCCACGACGTCGATATATATCGATCCGTCGCTTGGATCGTTGACATGCACCTCGTAATACCTGTCTCCGACCTCGCCTGCCATGTAGTCGGTTATGATATGCTTACTCATTTCATTCCTTTCGATAGATTTGTTTTTGTTTATAGTTATATTATATAACACAATGACAAGAAAGTAAAATCAAGATTGAAGCAAAGCTATCATACTTTTGCATTGTCATTGTATTGCTTTTCAGATATTTTGATGAATGAATATCCAGACATAAGCAAGTCAAGAATAGACTTGTATTGCATTCCGTCTACTCCATACTTGTCATTGTAATATAGCAATGCTGGAACAGGCATGATGACTCGTGAAACATCTGAATAGTATGCAATCTTGCCATAATAGCCATTGCCATCAATGTACGTATTGCGAGTAACATAGACAAAGTCATTGATAGCAGGCTTTGACGTAATGTTTTCATTGCTTTTCACATATTCAAAAGCGTCTAAGATAGAGTATTCTTGATCGTTCGCCATGATATCAAATCTTTCTAGTATTTGAAGCCTTCAACAGAAGCGTATTTCTTGAAACTGTCTATAGCTTCTTCTCTTGTAGAATAGCCAACTCTTTTCTTGCCTATTCGTATGATTGTACCGACAAATACGAAAACAAAGTACCTGTATGCATAGACGATTTCATCTTTGTCAAAATCAATGCTAATAGGAACTTTATCTTTCTTTACGTATCCATAAAGATTATTGTATTCTATTGATTCGAAACTTTCGTGTTTATCTGTAATCAAAGCGTTTTCCTACTTTTCTTCCTGTATATAGAGTCATTAGCTTCATCTACATATCCAATTGCGAACATCACTACTAGACAATGATGCTCTACCCAAGTCTTGCAGAATTTGATCTTGAATGGCTGACCATTGAAATGATTGCTGATGTTAGTGTAGTCATGTTGCACAGATGCTTGAATTAGCGGCTTGACTTTGCTGAAGTCTTCTTTGATGTCTGAAGATGTGCTTGCATCGAAGTAGATTCTCTTTGCTATGTCGCTTCGTAGCCTTTTTCGTCCAGAACTTATCTTCAAATCTTGTTCTCTTTCTTCTTGATGTCGTATTTCTTAGACAAAGCTTCTAGCACTTTTGCAGCATCATCTGGACTGATGCCAATGCTGATTATGTCTCGAATGATTTCGAGAGCGTCTTCTTGCTCTTTAGACAGATACGATTTCGAAGCAAGTCTCTTAGCTTTCCTGTCGTCTTCCTTGACATCGTCAGACCATTCTTCTTCGGGTAGATCGAAGTCAAGATTTGCATTGATATGCACATTGTTAGACGTATCAGCGCATACTGCTTTCCAGTAGCTCTTGTCTACAAATACGCATGAATACGTATCAAGTCCAAGATTGACTAGTGCTTGATTTATGTCATTAAGCGCTTTGTCATCTTTTTTGTCTTTGAAATGCACTCTAAACGAAATGTTCGGATTAGTGTCAGTTTCTGCTACGCAGTTAAGCATATTCGTAATTGCTAGCAATGCTTTCTTGTATTTCATTGTCATTCCTTTGTCTTGTTTTTTATTTTGTAATTATATTATATAACACTTTTGAAAGAAAGTAAAATCTATGTCATTCTACATAGACATAGTCTCCTTCAACAGCATTAGTATCTGCGACTATTTCAGTCTTATGGCCATTGTCATCTATGACAAGCTTCTTCGCTTTGAAGCCAGAATAGTATGTCGGAACATATGCTTGACTGTCGAAGTCTTCATAAAGATTCCAAGACTCTAACTGAGCTACGAATATAGTGGGATCTGTTATGATAGCTTTCTTCGTATGCTCAATGTCTTTGTCTAGAGCATCTTTCTCTTTGCTTGAGAGACCGTATTTCTCAATGTACTCTTTGACATGCTCTCTACCTTGCAAGTACTTGTCATACACTACTCCATTTCTAGTCCATGGAGAAGATGGGAAAAGCATCAGCTTGTATTTGCCGAACTGCTGCAAAGCTGGCTGCATTGCTTTGACGCCTCTGTCGCCAGATCTTGACGACTGCCCAGCATTAGCAAAGAAGATCTCGTCATAAGCAAGCGATACGCAGTTGTGAGATCGAATGTTGTTAGCAAGATACGTATGCGAAGAAGTAGTCATGTCTATCAGATCTTGCTCTCCGACATGTTCGACTTCAAGAACAGTCTTAGTGCTGTCAGCTGTACGAACTATGTCACCTTTAGACAAAGCTCCTGCTTCTTTCCAAGACCAGTCATTCATCTGAACCTTATGGTCTATGGAGCAGACTAATGGCATATTGACATTCTTAGAGACATGCAGTCTTACGCATTCCTTCTTCGTCTTCCACATGTTCAGAACTACAGCTTCTGTCAATGAATACGGTTCATGCTCATGAAAAGCAAGTATTCTGCTTCCAGGATGAATAGTGCTAAGCTGAACCCAATGTCTTTGATAGTCAAGCACATACGAATCTGGAGATACGCAAGCTCTACCACGTATAGAATCGGAATCGGATGACACAGGCCTTGCTACAAATGATGAGATTGGCTTTTCAAGCGGCATTCCCTGACTTACTAGATCGATAGATTGCATTCTGTCATCGAACGTCTGAAATCTTATCTCGAACGGAGTAGCTCTTTCAATGTATTGCTTTAGCCATTTGCAATGCATTACTGCATTATAGTGAGCTGCGAACGTAGTCTCTTTAGCCTGGCCTTGCGTCTTAGCCATTACAAACGAATATGTAGAGTCATCTTTGTCTTCACCCTCGCCAGCATCATCTACAGTGACAGATGGTATGCCATCCCACATCAAAGTAGCATCTTGAAGGCATAGCTGAGCACCAGACATCATAGTCTTGGATGCTCGTCTTCCAAGAATCGGAACGATCGTATTGAACCACAAGTAGCCGTTCTTCTTCAGAATTGCTACTCTTTCATATATGTCCTCATTGACGCCTATCGTATACTGATCATTTGAGAAAGAAGCTCTCCATGAGTCTAATGTCTTCTTTTCGTAATCAGACAGGTCATCTAATTGCAGATTCCATAGCTTAAGCATCAGTCTCTGTCTAGGATACAGCTTCATATTGCAGAACTTGTCTGATTCGAAGAACTCCATAGGGTCGTCATTCCATGGAGAAGTGCTTCTCTTGAACGAGTTAGCTATTATAGATTCTGGTGTGACAGCATTCAGTAAAGAATCAAGCATCTTGCTTTTCATAGATTCATATTTCTTTCTAAACGTGAAAGCCTAGCAACAAGAATGTCATTCTGCAACTTGTATGCTTGCAATTGCTCATACGCCACAGCTAAATCAGAAGTAAGATTGGCGCATGCCTCTATAGCATCTCTTTTCAGAACGAATGGGCCATACGAATCAAAGCACTGGAATTTCGGAGTAAGTTTCATGTCGCCAATCTCTACAAGCACTACTTAATCACATCTTTTATCAGATCGATCAGCCATTGCTTTGGCATCCTGCTAGTAGAGACTGTTCCATCAATCTCATCAAGCAGATCGCCATTGCTATCTTTCAGATCGAGCCTTTTAGCTTTTATGCTCATAATCTCTGGTGTAGATATGAGAGTGTCTCCTGCTTGAAGTATTCTGGCATCTTCACTCATGTCTTTCGCAAATGGCGAATCAAATGAATACGAGCCATTGTCGTAGTCTAGCTTCCATAGCTCTCCAGGCTGTGGAATTCTGATGACGCTAGTATTGACAGCCATGAATGCTGTAACATAACCGCTAGCTACATTGACAGATCCAGACATGAGCTTAGTGTCAAACGACACTACTACTCCCCAAGACTTATTCATCTGATGTAGCCTTTCTGCTCTTGAAGTCAGCATAAGCATCTTTCAGTACACAAGAGAATGCTAATACGTCTTCAGGATATGAGAATCGCATGCCATTGACTTCGTCATTAGAATCTGCTACTACAAGGACATCGTTCCCATTGCTGTCTTCTTCAAAATGATAAGAAAGAAGCGATGGCTTGCTTTCGTCTTCAAATACTATCTCTGTGCTCATTTTCTGATGCCAAACTTATGAGAGTCTGTCATAGTCCTATACTCTGCTCCAGCAACAGGGTCTACATACAGCAGAATGGCCAGATACTTGTAGATAGTCATTGCTGACACATTGAACGCTTTGCTAGCATCTGCAATAGTATGCCCTTCTTTCACAAATTCAGCGATTTCTGAGATCTTGTCAATGAGCTCTTGCATGTCTTCTCTATGATACTTTCCGCCAATGCTCTTCATATTGTCTTCGAAGATGTCGCTAGTAGACAGATCATGCTTGAAAAGATACGCTTTTATGAAGCGTCTTACATTGTATGGTGACTTGCCATACTTGTTAGATGCGTCTTTGAAGCTCTTTCCGTCATTGACGTCTTTGATTACAGACTCTACCATCTCATCAATCTGAGATGCTTTAGCATCTAGTACTTCTTTGTTGAACTTAAGTCTACTTTTCAAATCTTGCATAATTGCTATCCAATTCTCTTAAATGCTTTGCAGCTAGCTCTACATCCTGCTTGTACATAGACATGACTGTATCTGACTTGTTGCCAAGATTGAACTCTTGCTTGCAGAACAAGACTACATCTAAGCAATCTGCTGCTTTCACTAAATGCCATACTCTGCTATACTTTGAGACTGAATAGTCGAACTTGTCTAGCTTGCTATTCAGTATCTTCTGCTCAGAATTGTCATATGCTTCAGAAAAATGCGGATTGTCTACATGAGTGTTGAACGGGATGTCAGCAAGCCATATCTCTGGCAAATCATGCGTCAAAGCACGTTTCAAAGCATTCAATTGCTCGAATTCTGGAACATCATAGACTTTGAATAGCAACAGCAGCAACTGAGCTACAGATCCATGATGCTCATAAAGATTCTGCCTATGCAAAGTTGGCTTTCCATTGTATCTGACTACATAAGCTTGTCCACTAATCTCATTCGCAGAATCGATTACTGAATCTACAATGTCTTCATCAGTCAACATTAGCAAGCACCAATCCTGTCAGGCTCTTTGCCATCTTTAAGATAAGAAGCAAGAGCTTCGCTTGAAAGGAAGATATGCTTCATAGATTGTGCAAGCATTAGATTGAATGGCACACCTTCTGGAAGCAATGGTGCAAAACCAAATGTTGGAATTCCTAAAGCAGAACCATAGCCGCATTCCCAGATAGTGCCAGAATCAAGTCCTTCTGTAGAAGCGATAAGAACATCTGAACTTCGCATAGCAGAAAGATTTGCATCGAAATTAGCTTGTCGTTCAGCTTCTGTTGGATTCTTTCCAATTTGTGGAGAATCAAAACGCGGATTGAATACTTCCACATCGAACTTCTTTAGAACATCGAAACCTAAATCAGAAGCTTTTGCTTTATTTTCATTGAACCACGAATTAGCAAAATATACTCTGATATTGCCTTCTGGCTTATCAATAGCTTGTCTGAATTCCTCTGAGACCTTCATATTATTCTCCATATTCATAATAAAACTATTTAATATAATTATATATTACTTATGCTACTTTGTAAAACTAGATACATACCATGAACTAGTCGCTGATAACTGGTTCTGATAGTGCGACTTGCTAGTGCTTCCATACGGTTCAGAACTAGCTTCATCCATATAGTAGAAGCATATCTGTCCTATCTTCATCCCACAAGTGAGAAGTATTGGATACGATGCTTCATTCTTTATCTCAAGCGTGATGTTGCCTTCAAAACCTGGATCAATGAAGCCTGCAGTTATATGAGTAGCTAATCCAATGCGACCTAGAGATGATTTGCCTTCGAATCTTGCTCCAATGTTATTGGGAATTCTTACTTTCTCAATAGTAGAAGACAAGATGAATTCATTAGGCATAAGCTTGTACTGATGCGCTACTAATTTTGTGGAGCAGCATTTTCTTGTAAGACTTGCATCTCCAGGACATAGTATTTCTGCATCTGTAACAATGAATACGTTGCTTAATGTCAAATCATATGACGCTGCTTGCAAATTGTCTTCATTGAATGGCTCGATAGCATTGATTCTTTTGATAGAAGTATCCGATAGAAGCAAGACTTAATCCTTAAGCTCTCGAACCTGGAAACGCTTAGATCCGTACTTGATTGTTCTGTAATTAGCAATATCTGGATCAGATTCTACAGCATTGTCAAAAAGCTGCTCATTTACATAGACTTGCTTGTTGGCATTGTCTTCAATGATCTTCTTATTGACTTCTTGAAGCTCTGCCTTCAGTCTGCTAGCTTCATCATCAAGCTTTTTGCGATCTGCTTTAAGCATTGGCTTGCCATTCTTGAATGTGACTTTTCTGTATACATCTGGATGATCTTTCTTAAGAGCATCTAGATCGTATTCTCTAGCTTTTTCTTTGCCACCTTCAACTGAGAATTTCAGACTGTATTCGTCAGATTCAAAAGTTCCAATTTGAATAGCGATATTCTTGATTTTGTCTAATGCAGCATTGAAGTATGCTGCAAGCTTAGATGCATGAACATATGCATCAGAGTATGTCTTTACAGAAGCATCGCTTCTATTGGCTTTAACTACAGCTTTTTCGAATTTTTCTAGATTGTCATTGTATTCTGAAACTTCTTGAAGAACATCTTCTTTAGAAGCTTCTGACACCCAAGCTTTCATACTGCTGCTAGAAACCTCTGTGAATGGATGCCTTGGTACGATAGCTGTCTTCATTGCTTTTCCTTTCATTGCTTGTTTTATCCTTATATTTATATTATATACCATTTGCTGAAGATTGTAAAATACAGATGATATAATATGAAACTATTAAGAAAGTAGCTTATCAGCTTTGTTCATTTTTCGTTTTCCAATATGCTTCGTCTTCACATATTCTACATTGCAGTCTTTTACGTCTGGCAATGATGCAACGATACTGTATTTAGATTCGCCTATCTTTCTAAGAACAGCTATCGCTACGTCTATATCATCGATATCTTTGCATAAAGACAAAGCATTGTCTACTATGTACTTGAAAGCGACAGCTTGATTGTGTCTTCCTCTTATGTACGTCGTATCATTATCATATACTATGACACAGCCATATGAAGAAGCAATCTTAGCTATTTCCATTCTTAGGTCGGATGACATCGCAATGTCGAAAGCTATGTCTACTGATTTGTCTTCACTTACAATAGACAGTTTAGGAATAGTCTTAAGAAGTCTAGTCGCTAATGCTTTCTCTGTTTCAGATGCACCAGCATCGTTCTGAAATGCTTCTAAGACTTTTCTTAAAGACTGCTTATCCATTTGTCTATATTGCCGTTCTTATTGAAGTCGTCTAAAATAGCTATTTGCTCTGAAGATACATCGTCAAGAAGACTTCTGTCATTCTTGAAGACACGCAATATGTTAGCAAATGATCTGTCATTCACGATGCTGTATATGAAGTTCATGCATTGATAGATAGCAAATCTGCTGGTTTGATATTCAGAAAGCTTTCGTTTGTTGTAGAAGCAAAGATCTATCATTTTCAGAATTTGATGAATATAGCACCACAGAACTTCTACAGGAACATTGTCTATGCCTTCATCAAACAAAATCTTCTGAACATCTAGCAATCTTGCAAATGGAGTAGATGCATCGAAAACATCTGATGAATTAGTGACGTTATGCAATGTATATTTGTAGATTGGTGTTGCAATTCTGTATATAGCATCAGCATCTAGCAAAGTATCATACGCAAAAGGTATGTCTACCCATCCAGCACCTTTAGCCTCTACAAAACTATGATTCTCTATAAATGCAGAAGAATAAAGAATAGACCAGATAGCATTATGATGATCTAACATCATAGGAATGTCTTTGTTCTTCAGAAGACCATCTTCATAGAAAGCTAATTCAGATTCTGGAATGCAAAACTCACTTTCTGGTGTCTGTCTCTTGTAATACGAGCACTTGATCATGTCATAGTAGCATGGCAAGTTGCTAACTTTTTGCAAGACTTCATTGAGATTGACATAATCTATTCTGTCATCTGCTTCTGCAAACATGACATAATCGAAGTCGTCATCCTTTATGCAATCAAGCAGAAAGTTCATTTCTGCTCCATAGCCAATGTTCTTATCATGCCTGAAAACTGTTAGTTTGCTATTGCATTCTATAGAGATTGGAATTCTTGACCCGTCATCTACTACGAATATCTTAGCATCATTGACATGCATAGCATCATTGATGATATTGACAAGCGATGCTTCTGAATCTTTCTCTGTGATCAATATTGCTAGCTTCAAAGATTCACATCCTCAATGATTGGTTGTCCGCATTCAGAGCAGAATTTCGGGTTCTTGAATTCAGAGTACTTTCCTATAAATGTAGCGATAGACTTGACGTCTGAAAGCTTCTTCATTCTAGTCTCTGCAGACAATGAAGCTTTTATTGCATCAGATATAGTAGAAGTATCTGACAATTGCAATTCTTCTAGTACAGCTTTCTTAGCTTTAGAAGTCATATGAAAACCGGAAGACATAATATCGAAGAATACATTAACGTCTTCTATTCTATTTTCAGAAGCTAGATTAAGCGCATCAAAGACATTCTTGAATAACATGACGTATTCAATTTTTTCTGTTATAGACGAATTGTCTACTTCATCATCGTCATCGACCAATACTTCAATAGCTGTTTCTTCAAGTGGATTGACAAGAATAGGATTGCAATACACAGAATCTTTCTTGCCTGTTCCAATATAAAGATTGTACCCTTGATTGAATGTACCGAACTTAGAAGTCGCAACTTCATCTGCAAAATAAATCCACATTGAGATATGCTTGTTGTCAATCTCTGGCTGAATGACATTGACTTCATTTGCATCGAACACTTCTGAAAGCTCTGAGATGATGCTGTCGACAGGCCTTACATTGTCTGATTCTATGACTTCAGAAATAGAGTCATCTGAGATAGAGAATGTAAGATTGCCATCGAAACGCATCAAAAAGTACATGATGTTCATTGTACGCAAATCTGAAGGGATAGATTCTATATACTTGTTTGGCAAATGCAGAATAGCAGAAAGTTCTGATATTGCAACAGGCGAAATATTGTACAGATTGTCATCGTCTTTGAATTGCAGCTTATCGTCAGTATATTTGCAATCTATTCCTCTATGAATGACTTTATCAAGATTGTCATCTATAAATGCTTGCAGATCTTTTAACGTAGTTGACATTTAAGTCCTTTCTATTCAACTATATTTATATTATATATCATTATTGAACAATTGTAAAATCTAGTACAGATTAACGACGTTGTTATCTGTGAACTTAGAATTTTATGTATATATAATTATATATCTTTGATACTTGAAGTTCATAGAGATAAACGTCGTAATTCTGATGATATACAGAATAGCTATCTAATATCAAATATAATCAATAGCGTATTCTAAAGCAGTCTTAGCTGAGACTATCTTGACTATAGCTTCATTCTGACTTATGTCAGCTATGTCTTTAGTGCCAAGGTCTTTAGAATCCACTATCCTCAGGTCAGTAGATGATAGCTTCTTGATTGCTTGCCTTATTCCCCATTGACCAGCACCATCACCGTCAAACCATAGCAAAACATCTCTAAATGCATTGATGAATTCAGCTTGCTTGTCAGATATCTTGCTTCCAAATGTCGCAACGCAATTAGTCATGCCATAGTCATAAGCTCGCATTACAGACATTGGTGACTCGAATACGATCAATGGCATAGATTCGTCTAAAGCAGATATCGAATAGACATGCTCTGACTTGTCGAAGCCTTTGCTGTTCTTGTATCTTGGGAACTGAGAATCTCTTATTGCTCTGCTTTGATATCCTACGCACATTCCGTCTTCATACACTGGTATGACTATTCTTTCATTGATGTCGTCATACCTTATGTCTGCAGCATCAAGAGTAGACTCTAGAAAGCCCCTGTCTAGCATGTATTGATGATTGACTCGCTTGTATGGTCTTAGGTCTATGAGATGCTTGTCATCATTCGATACTTTAGACTCCATAGCTTTCTTGAAGTCAGATGGCAGCTCTCTTCTTTCAGACTCGAAGTCATACTGCAGATGCATTATCTGCTTCAGCTTGTTGAATGACAAAGCATGAGCAGAATATGCAAAGCAAAGATAAGCTCCAGATTGGCTGTTCAGACCTGCAGACGGATTTCTGTCACCGTGATTGTGATGCGGATCTACCGTATCGATTATGCAAGAATGTCGTATCCAGCTTCCGCTTACTATGATTCTGCTGTCTGGACGATATCTTCTGATTATCTCTATAGCAGAAAGTCTTCCTAAGCTCATCACAGAAGCTCTTTTACAGAATCTATCAAAGCTTGCTCTAGCTCTGCTCTGGAAGCATGATATTCTCTCTCTACGCTTACATGCTGCTGGTCAAGCATGTACGACTGCAGTTCTGGATGATCATCGAACAGCTTGACTAAAGCTATCAGATCCTTGTCATTCTGATATCTTACTTCCTTATCGAAAATGTCATGGAGGCCATATTGCTCATCTGCTAGCATCAAGCAGTTAGCAGAATCATCTTCGTATATCCTGTTTGAGAATATGTCTTTTCCATAATCGTATCTTGGAAGAATGGAGTATATAGCTTCAGACATGACGTCTACTACTTTATCAGCATCTACTTTGTCTAGCACTTCAAACTCAGCAGAATGCAGAATATTAGAAGATTCTTCTGAATCCATGTCATAGATAGCATCAGCTCCATAGAATTTGCATGAATATCCTGCTCTCGAAAGAGCATTGAAAGCATCTACTACTAGTCTAAGTCTCTTGTTGCGAAGCATTCCAATGTAAGCGAAGTCTACAGACTTAGCCGAAGTAATGAAACGTCTATTTGACTTCAGCATGACAGACATGTCTTTGATTCTGTTAGAGATGACGACATTATGATATCCAGCATCTTTCAGCTTCTTGCTGTCTATCTTCATTCCTATCACTGCCATCTTGTTGTCGAAAGAAGACATATTCGTAGATGGCGATTCTGCTATCACTACATCATCTACAAGCGCTAGCACAGGCGCTTCAGATTGCTTGATGAAATCATTCATCATTTTGAAGCCAGCGTGCTTTCTTTCAGAATCATACTTCTTCTGAAGATTCATGACGATCAGGTCGTAACGTCTTTTAGATGCCTGCTTGAACGTAGTATTGAAATCTTTAGCATCAGGCTTCATGCTTACGCCATCAACAACAGAGCCCTTGAATACTTGCTTCAAAAACTCTATCTCCTTCATAGAATTGAACCAAGTCAGGCTTCCATGAAGATTGCTTTTATGCGTGACGAAAGCTATTCTCAAGCTTCTACCTGGAATGTAGTGCATTATGATTCTACCTCTTCGCTTGCGTCTTCATCCTCTGTCATCTCTTTTATGACGTGGAAGTCTGTCTTGTCTTGAAGATTTCGATATATCAGCCAAGACCTCATGCTAGTTCGTCTTGACCCAAGAATCTCAAGAACCATAGTGTTGTTGATTCTCTGCTCTTTAGTAGAGCCAAGGCCTATTATCAGATCTGAAGCATTCTCTATGTTCGAAGTAAGAGCGATATTAGTCAGCTTTCCTCTTCCATTCTCTGTGAATGAAGCAGCTCTATTCATCTGAGAAAGCAAGTAGACTGGAATCATGCTGTCTTCGTCTTCAGATATCGACATCTTAAGCTCATCGATTATTCTAGATGCATTCTCTGTCTTTGATGTTCCAGGATTCGATGCTTCCATGAATGAAAGCTGGTCTATGACTACTAACTCCGCATCAAAATCTCGTATTACTTTCATCATGTCTGGAACTGTTCTTTCACCTATTCGTGGCTTAGAAATCAGTACTTTTCCATATGAATCATATGACTGCTGAATCTTTGACAGCTTTCCAATCTCTATAGATGACAATGTGCCTGTAGAAAGCCTTGAATATGATACGCCAGACAGAATAGCGTCAAGTCTATCTTCGATATCTGCTACAGAAAGCTCAAGCGTGAAGAAGACTACTCTCTTCTTAGCTTTCATAGCTTCTGCAACAATCTTTAGGCCAATCCATGTCTTGCCAGTCTTAGTAGGAGCAGCTATTGTGCATAGCTCTCCATTTGCAAGACCCATTGTGACTTGATCGATCTCTGGGAAACCTATAGATGCGCCAATAAGACCATTCTTCGACATCTTAGAACGCTTATGATATCGTTCTTTTCGACTTTCTACAGTATCATACAGTTCCGAGACATTCTTTCTGTCTTTAGCTTGCTTCGAAATAGACCATAGCTGATTAGACAGAATTTCTAGGGCTTCTTTAGGATGCTCTTTCAAAGAGTCTGCCGAATCCAGCAAAGCTCTTTTCATCCTGTTCGATATAAGCCGTTTCTTAAGAGCATCAACTATATATGTAGCAGATATGTCTGTCGACTTCACATGTAGGCTTGGGACTTCCTTCTCAAGCAGACTGCTTGTAGGTGCTTTCTTAAGATTAGAACCTTGCCAGTATTCTACAGAGAACGCAAATGCTTTCTTGTTCAATAGATCATCGAAGTAAGTCTCTCTAAGACCAAGAGAGTACATTCTCTTCAATGAAGTCAGATCTGTCATCAAGTAGACAGCCATGTCTTCTAATTTAGTTGCTTCTTCCATAAGCTGTTGTTACATTCTTTCAAATGATGGGATGAATGATACCCTTAGCTGCATCTTCAAGCTTTCGCTTTCTTACATCTGGTCTGACATCGTATCCGTCAAAATCGAATGCATTAGAGGTCTCAGCTATCAGACTGAAAGCAGATCTTCCATACTCATTCATTATCTGACCTCTTGTCATGTTCGACGTAAGGAAAGTAGGTCTAGAAGCTTGCACTCTTTGTCTAAGAACATTATCGATAGCATTTACAGTCAACTTGTTAGCCATCTCTTTGCCTATGTCGTCTATAGCCAAGAAAGTAGACTTGATAATCTTGTCAGCATAAAGCCGTCTTGCATCTTCATCGTAAAACGAGCCACCAAGCATTTGAACTAGATTCGAATACGTTGTGAAGAAGCACTTAGCTCTTTGTCTTACCAAGTCTTTCAATAGCAATGACATTACAGTAGTCTTGCCTGTTCCATTATTGCCAAGAAGCATTAGTCCGACATTGTTCTCTTTGAAAGCTTTAGATTGACTTGCATATATCTGACAGAACTTCTTCACATCTTCTGGTCCATTGTAGTCTTTCCATGAAAGCCGTTGATATGTAAGACCTATGCCTGCATTCGCATAATGCTTGAACAATTGCCTTTGCAATTCGTGATCGCAATTAGCATCACTACCATTGCAAGTTGGGCACCATGACTTCTTCTTAGATTCAGGATATACAGAATAGACATAAAGAACATCTCTGTCTGAAAGAAAGTCATATCGCATTTCTTCATCAGACATAGAAGGTTCAGATTGCATTACTATAGTCTGATCCATCAGAATCCTTAGAATTGATATGCTCGCTGTAATTAGAAGAGATTCTGTCCCAATTCTTATTCTGCTTGGACTTGACTCTTTCAAATAGCTCTTCAGGTGACATTTTCATTATTAGCATAAGATTGACGAAGAATTGGAATGAGTCACGTAGCTCTTCTTTTACGCCATCTTCATCTATGTCATCACTATCAGACCAGTCTCTCCATGAAACACATTGCAACATTTCATGAAGCTCTGATTCGCATGAGAAAGCCATGTCTTTTATCAGACGGCATCTATCTTTGCCTTTAGCATTCAAATCTACATGATAAGCAGATTGCAATGCCATCTGTGAATTGAGGATGTCTTCCCAATCAAATTGTGAAGCTTTCTTGCTTAGAAAGTCTTTGTTGCTTTTGTTCAAAATGAATCCTTTCTTTTTGTATTTTATAGTATTATTATTATATATCAAATGATTGACAATGTACAATCATATGACAAAAAATCAAGCATATGGTTCCCTGTCGACGTCTAGGTCTCGTCTTTCAGCCCAATGCTCTCTATATTCATTACCCCAAATGCCATATGGCTCATCCTTGCCGACTTCCCTGCATTCTTCTTTAAGAGGACAAGTATCGCAAACATTCTTTACGACTCTTATGTCATCAACATCAGTAGGCGAAGACCATATCCAGTATCGTCTGTAGAAATAAGCAGATGGCAGATACTGACATGGAAGCAAAGCTTTTGTCTTTCTGAAATCATCGAACTTCTGCTCAGCTTCTTCTTTTGATATATCAGACTCACTCATCTTCTACAACTTTCAGTATCTTGTCTATCTGATCTTGAGAGCATACAGTCTTCATAGCACCGACCAATTGCCTGAACTTAGAAACCCAAAGCATGACATCTTCTTGAGAAGCTTTGTTGCCTTCGATGTCTATCAAAGTCTTGGCAGCTTGCATTCCAACGAATGCATTAGTGCTTTTAGGATTGTCGATAAGTGTCTGAGCTGCGTCATTGAGAAGCATCTCTATGTAAGCGACTGGAGTAAGTCTGCTAGCAGTATCATCTGGAGATATGCCAGCTTCTTTAGCTCGTCTCTCTATTATCTCCTTGTACATGAACAGTTTAGCAGGAAGATGATCAATGTGCTTAGCTATAATAGAGCCATTGATCTCGATATTGAACATCTGACTCGCAATATGTATGATTACAGTATTGGGCACTCCACAAGCTATAAGCTGCTCTAAGACTCGCCTTTCAGATACTTCTAGAGAGCATATTCTACATATGCTAGACTTCGCAAGCCTCTCTTTGCTAGACTGAGCAACAGCAGATACAAGCTCTAATGAATCTGTCACAGTTCATTCATGCCTTCATCGAGAGCATCGCAAGCTTTGTATATGATGTTTAGCTCATTACAAGACAGCTTATTGTCTGCAGCCATATTGTAAAGTGACTCGATGACGGCTGATATCTTGTTCTTGAATGCAGCTTCTTTGTTCTTGCGATTAGCATCTTTCTCTCGCATGCTTTTCACTTCGTCTAGACCAGTGACGAATCTGAAATCGTCCATTGACAGAACGACATAGTCGTATTTCTCATGTCTGTCTGGCGTAAGTTCGAAACGAACAGGAAGAAGGAAGATCTTGCCAGTCTTAACTGCACGAAGTCTGTTCTCTTCCATGAAATGCACATCGATAGAATACTTGCTGAAGTGAGTTGACTTTCCATCAGCTTGGAATTGCACTTCTCTATCTAACGGATGCTCTCTTGTCGTCACGTCTGTCTTGTCATACCATACGGAACCAGAAGCTGTGGTCTGATCAGCTTGAATCATGTCAGATATGTCTTTTTCGTGCTGATGCCAGTCTGGGAAGCTTTCATGAGAATTAGCCATTGTTGTCTCCAAGTCTATAATTATATTATATACTATAGGCAATAAAAAGTAAAATCGGATTATTCTTCGTCAGCATCATTGAATTCTGTGACAGCATTTCGTATGTCACCAGACATCAATCTAGACTTCATGTCTTCATACAGCTGATTGTAGACGCCTTCATCATTCTTTATGTAGTTGACCATCTTGTCATAGCCACGAATCTTGCCATCTGGGAAGTATCCTGATCGATACACTCCAGCAGCACCCTTTTCTACTTCTCCACACAGAGTAGCAAGGTTGATGAGCTCTTCTATAGTTCCAAAGCCAGCTTTGCCATATCTGCAATCGTTAGTGTAGAACCAGAACTCACAAGCTTGCTTAGACATGCCAATAGAATTCTTGTGCAGTCTTGCAGCAACTTTGTACCCGCATATGTATTGGGAGTCTACTGTGCCTGGTTCGATATCATATACGACATCTTTGTTCTTGCGCTTCAGTTCGATTCTCAAAGAGCATGCATGCTGCCATCCAAGACCACCAGGAGTTATGTACTGATGATATCCACTCATGTCTGCTCTGACCTGGTTGATTCCGATTGTCAGACATGTATACTTGTTTGACATGTTCTGAGCAAATTGTGAGAATCTAGTGATAGCTAATGCATTGCCACCTACATTTCCAGATGTAGCTGACTTCCAGTATGTCCTTTGAGATGGAGCTCCACCTATGGAATCGAATACTGCAACTGCTATAGTGCCAGTTCGCAAAGCTTCTACGTACATGTCAGTCGCTTGCTCTGCAGTATCAGGCCAGACAAGAATGAGCTTGTTGAAGAACTCTTCTTTGATGAAATGAGAAGCCCATTCTTTGTCGAATCTGCCTTCGACATCTAGATAGATACCGTTTCTCATGTCATTCTCTATGACAGACTGCTTCTCTTCGTCTGTCAACGTCTCTGCATCTACAGCATCATTCTTCTCTTGCTCATTCCATACATGCAAGTCTGCTATCTGCTCATCATAGAATTTGTTGAACCAGTCTAATTCACCTTTTTCGAATTTTCCTTGAGATACTAGCTTCTCTACTTTTCGCTTGAAGCAAGCTCTGTAGAATTCCAATTCAAGAACGTGCTCGATTATCGAAAATGAAAGTGAAGACTTTGATGAGCCTGGCATTCCACCTAGCTCTACTACAATGTTTCTTGGCACGCCCATACCATGCTTAGAACCGACCATGTAGTCTATTCCTAATGAGCCTGTAGAAACAACACCCTTGTTTGGTATCTCACTTGGAGACATAGCAGATATATCCCCAAATTGAGACTTAAGACTAGCTTTAAGCTTATCGATAGCTGTTACCATATTGTATTCTTTTGCCTTACAACGTGAATCTGAATCAGTTGAAAAATAATGAGAATGCCAATCTCTGACCATAGCTAATCAATTGAATATATAATACTATATCCATAATATTCTTATGATGCAGAGACTGGCATGAACTCATCTTATATGTTCGTGAATGAACCGAAATCTGAGAATGATCTAGATTCTACAGAACTTCTAGTCTTTCCACAGATCATTGATTGCTGCAGCGATATCTTGCTTGCTGTCTGTTTTAGATTCTGCATCATCTTCATCTGCTTTCGAAGCAACAGACTCTTCTGATGCAGCTTTGCTTTCAGAGTCTTGATTCAGATTGAATGCTTTGTTGTATCGCTTCTCAGATGCAAAGATATCGACATAGTCGTCGATAGTACCAGAAGCAAGAACTGACGCTGTAAGAATGTCTGCATCTAGCTTAGCTTCCCTAGCTGGAATGACACTGTATGAAGTCTCTAGCTTCTCACCTTTGCGAGAGAAAGACAGCGGCGTAGACGTAATGTCTCCAAACTCTTCAAGAATGCCAGCTACCTCATCATCAACAGATTTTCCGACATTGATGAAGCCAATTCGATACAGATTCTTGAATGTTACTTTGCCATTGCCATCTGAATGCTCAAGATTCGGGAACTTTGAAAGCACCTTGTCAGCTTTCTCTTGAGTAGTGACAATGTCTTCAATCATTGGAGTCAAGTCTTTGCCGTCTCGATCAAGCTGCAGGACTCTACCTACATAACGAGGCTTAGGGTCTTCATGAAAATGATCGTGAATGAAATCTGGCTTGCCAAGGAATGACCGAGCAATGAAGTTTCGATTCTTGCCACCGTCAAACACTTTATGGTAGCGATAGAATGGAATAGCGAACAGCCCATTCTGAAGAAGCTGGATGTAGATCTTCGGATTTTCTTCCGTAACACCAATGAGATTGACGCTATTTCCGTAATTGTTCGAAGACTCTACTTTTTTGCGATACTGTTCGAATAGATCTTGATAGTTAGACATATTGTATTCTTTCTATTTGTGCTAATTATTGCGTATATTATGCTATTAGTTGCGTTATCTCGTGCTATTGTCTTGTCTATCTTTCCTTTCATTTTTTATAATAGAAGTAGCCCGCAAGAGACTTGAACTCTTATGTCACCAATTACCCTTTCAGCATATTATAAGTATGAGGGGATAGCGGGCTGTTTTGATGATAGACCGCAATCATCGTGCCTTTGGCGAGACTCGGACTCGCAACATCCCGTTTAGAAGACGGGCATTCTATCCAGTTGAATTACAAAGGCAATGTCTGGCATTGCACCAGACTGTATGCTATAGCATTCAGCTCGTTAGTGGTCACATATAACCATGATGACTTTCGTCATGCTGCTAACTCATAGCCTACTGAAACTGCGTAGGTAACTGATGAATCGAACATCAACAATATACAGAACACTCTACATACAGTACCATATTACCCAAAATGCAATATTTGAATTGCAAAGATTAAAGTTGCATGCACCATTAAGATGCATGCAACAATTAACGAAACAATCAAGGTCTGAAAGGAATCTAACTAGCCTCAACCGTTTCAAGGCAACCGCATTATGATTGGATTAAACCTTATAGTTTTATTATAATACAAAATTCTGCATTTGTAAAATCGATAGTAAAAATAAGTCATGCTTCTTTTAGAATAGGGAATCCCTCGTAAAGCTTCTCATGCTCTTTAGTCTTTAGCCACATATTGAGAGATTCTCTTTGTGCAATAGCTGCAAGCTTGCAATCTTTGCATATTTGCTCTTTGCTGTCTCCAAGCTTGTCGTTATACGATTGCAACTGAGCTTGCATTACTTCAAATGTAGCTCTTACATCATACTTCGCATCATGATTGGGCTTGCTTGGCACTTCATAGAAGTCTGCAACATCTACAAGACGCCTTGACATTCCATTAGTATTGCGTCTGTATTCTTTGTCAATGACATATGCATCATATACCAAAGCAATATTGAACAGCTTGCTTAAAGCGGTCTTGTTGACGTTAAGCTCTCTTGCAGCATTGTTGAAAAGCATAGTCAAGTCAAATGACACATTATATCCGCAAATCACATAGTCATTAGATATAGCAGAGACTATTACGTTCAAAGCATTCTTAAGCGCTTCATTGTAGTCATTGAATGGCGAATCTTTCTTCAAACTATCAAGATCGAATCCAGTCTTCTCAGCTGCTGCTTCTGACAATTGCTTAGTTGCTGGTAGCTTGAACTGGAATTCCCTTATCTTGCCATCACTAAAACGCATTGCAGCAAATTGAGTGATCTGGTCTGAATCGAAATCAAGGCCAGTAGTCTCCAAATCAAAAGTCAAGACATTCATGACAGTTCAGCTTCCCTTATCTTCTTGATGCTAGGCTTCCACATTTTGCCAGCGATGCTCAATCCAGAAGACTCTTCATAATGAAGGTTCTTGCCTTCTTCTGTAGAAAGAACACCTTTCTCTTCTATATTCTTCTGCCAGTTACGTCTTTCATCAACGTCAGCATCCCATTCTAGAACGTCTTCTCTTTTGAAGTACTTGTCAATGTCATACTTGTCAAAACGATCGAATGGTCCTCGTATATGCTCTACTTGCTGTATTCTAGGCGTATCGTGCTCTATATTAGACCAGCTAGAAAACTTGTTGACATTCGCACCAGGTGTCCATGACTTAAGCCAGTACAGATCATCATTAAGCCACGGATCATATAGTTTCATGCTAGGAAGAAGTTTGCTGACTTCAAAGCCCATATTCTCAATGTAGATCCTTCCGTCTGATAAGTCATTAGAATTGTCAAGCCACCATTCAGAGATGTTGACGACTATATTGTATTTGAATGCGAACATAATCGCATCTGAAAACATCGTTATGTCATTAGTAAGATGGTAGTCATTAAGACATTTGCTTCCATCGACGATCTGCATTCCAGTATCAAGATTCGTTGTGACGAATCCGTCTTCTTTGTATTTTGGATTGTCTTTTTTGCGTCTACCCAAAACATATCCTTTCGTTTTTCATTTTTTATAATTTAATTATATAACATCAATTGCAGAAAGTAAAATCAGATCAGTTTCGGAAGATTGCATAGCTTGCTACTTTCTGCGCTGCATAGCTTCTTTCTTCTTCCTTCTTCTACTACGGCAAGCGGATGATATCTTGCAAGCTCTTTGCATGCTCCCTTGTATCTGTCTTTGAACTTCTTAGTAGCATAAGTAGCATCCCAGCCATTTTGCGTTCTTGAGCATTCTAGCAGATATGATTCAGCTATCTTCTTGAAGACTCTTCCATGGCTGAACTTCTTAGTAACGACTCTTCCACTATTCATGTACTCTATGTGAGCAGCTGTATGTGCTAGAGAAGCAGCTTTAGCATAAGGGTCAAGCATCTTCCATTGATAGCTGAAAGACAAAAGATCGTACATAAGCCCTGTTCGCAAGTCTTTGCATTTGTCTTTGAAGAATGCTGGCATGATGTTCTTGTCGTAGTCGTCTCTATGTATGTATCTGTCATAGTCGAACGAAAAGACTACATCTGGCAAAGCATGCTCCTTCTTGAATTCGCCCCATAGCCATTGAGTGCCATTATAGAGACATGTCTGTCCAGCATCATACTGCGCACTGTCAATGTCTTTCCATCTGTCATAGTGGAAGCTAGTCTTGTGAAAGTTGAGAGCTCCTATAGAATCGAACCTGTCTCCGCATTCATCGCAGTAGTAGTATGCGTCATCTGAGCTGAAATTAGCTGAGACTGGAACATTCTCAGGCATAAACTCTATGCTAGACAATGCATCAGACGAATTCATTCTCGAAGTCTTTCTTAGCCTTGTTCAGTTGCCACCTATCAAAGAAAGCATACAACGCTTCTCTGTCTATGTCTTTTATGTTACGTATGTCATGAGCTTCTATATTGACCTGCTCTTCTGCAATAGAGCCGTCTAAGATCGTAAGCTGGTAGTTCTCAAGAATAGTCTTCGAATATGGCTTAAGCTTGTCATCGTTAGCTACAGCATTCCAAAGATCGCCATACTTGTACAGCATCTTCTTAGCTTTTCCATAGCCAAAGCCCTTCAGACCATATACTCCATCACCAGGATCTCCGACTATCGCAGCAATCTCTGGCCATCTATGAATGTCAAGACCTAGCTCTTCTGTCGCCTTCTTTTCTGTTATGAGCTCGCTATTGCCTTTTAGCTCCTTGACGAGCACTACATTGTCTCTAAGCAATTGTCGCCAGTCATGGTCTGCAGACCACAGTTTGATGTAGTACTTGCTAGCATACTTGCTTACTATTGCTGCAGCAAGGTCATCTGCTTCTGTATTCGCAATGCAATATGGATTGAATCCAAGCAGGCTAGTGAACTCCTTGCAAGCTTCGAACTGCTTTATCTTAGAATCTGACTTCTTGCCTCTGTTGCCTTTGTATTCTGCTCTGATGTTAGTCCTGTACTTCGATCGTCCATTGTCAAACAATGGCACAAAATAGTCTGGCATATCTTGCCATATCATGTTCATGACCTTGCTGACATAGCCATAGACTATTCCAGACTCTTCACCTGACTCAAGGCTAAGATTTCTGAAGACTGCTGCCGACTTCATCATAAGCAGATTAGAATCTAGAACGAATACTTGCTTTCGCTTTCTATATGGCATGTCAATCATTTGCTTGAACCTCCAAAGCTGCCTTTGTATGATATCTTAGCTGATTTTATCAAAGTTCTAGCTGAACCAAGATGTGCTATAGACTGCGTAAGCAGATCAGATTCAATGACTGTAAGATTGTCATTTGTAGTCAGTACTTCGCATACAGAATGCAAAGCATTGTCGATATCTTTCTCTATGCCATTAAGAATAGCCATTTTGATATTTCCTTTATTAGATTGAAGCCTGTTATATACTCAGAATCATCACGTTTATCTCTGTGAATACCTAGTATACTATATATATAATTATATATACTTAATATTCTAAGTCAACAGAGAACAACGTCGTTAATCTATTTGTCTTGCTGCATAGATTCATTGAATACATAGTTGCATATGAATGATGGAGCACCATTGAAATCTGAGCTTCTTTTGCACATTATCGATACTAAGTCTCCAGTAGAAAGATAGTCTTTGAATCTAGAATACGAATTTGCAAAGACTGTTATCTTGACTTCTTCTTGAGACACTAGCTTAAGCGTTACCCATGCCATCAAGCCATTCTTAGCATTCTTAGTCTTAGTAGATGTTATCTTGCCAGCAATCTTAGTAGACTCACCTACATCAGTCTTCATAAGGCCTGCCATCGATTGAGGAGATTCAGACATAAGCCAGTCTTTGTTGTCCAATACATCGTCATATGACAGTGATACGCCTAGCAGCTCTTGCTCGATCTTAGCGATTATTCTGTCTGATTCGAAATTCTTCTTGTATGGTTTTTCTAGCCCTTTAGATTCTGCAAATGCGCACATCAGGTCATATCTGCTTCTTTCATCTACTCCATCGAAAGCACCTATTGATATTAGACTTTGAAGCACATTCTTCTTGCGTCCACCTCTTCCAGTAGTCTTGTCTAGAAAATCGTCATATGATGAATATGGACCGTTATTGAGAATCTCTTCAACAGCTTTGCCACCAACACCCTTTATCGACCACATGGGCATGTATATCGTATCATCATCGACTACATATCTGTCAGTAGACTTATTGACATTCGGAGTCTTGACTTTGTATCCATGGACTATAGCATACTTCAAAAAATCTGTCTGACCTGGATCTGTATTCAAAGATGCACATACGAAAAGCAATGGCCATCTGACCTTCATGTACTGCTCATATGCTGTTATCATCCCGTAACTTTTTGCATGAGCAGAGTTAAAGCTATATTCTGCTGTTCTTGATATTCCAACCCATAGATCGTCAAGGCATTCTTCAGGAGATGAGTACTTCGTAGGAACATTGTCTATGAAGTTCTTGTCATTAAGACATGCGTCATAAAGCAACTTCTTCATTGCAGGCACTTTAGTGACTTGCTTCTTAGAGAACACCTTCCTTACATTGTCTGCTTCTTCCATATTCATGTTGCATAGTCTAGAGTAGATCTTCATGATCTGCTCCTGATATACGACAAAGCCTGAAGTCTCTTCAAGAATAGAATCTGTGAATGGATGGTAGCTTGGACATCCCTCTTCGCCTTTTCTGACCTTGTAGAAGTCTTTGATAAGCCCACTTCTTACAAGACCTGGCCTGTCAACAGCAGTAATCATGCCAGCGTCAGACACTGAATTGATCATAGCATTAGTTGCAGTCGTCTTGCCTAATGGAGTATCTAGCTGGAATATGCCCAAGACATCCCCATCCCATGTCTGCTTCCATATAGTAGCGCCATCAAATAGCTTGTCATTCTGCATTTCAGAATAGATGCGATCTGGATCGATCTTGCCGTGTACATTCTCATATACTTCACGTATAGTTCCAAGAGAAGAAAGCTTCAGAACATCATACTTTATGAATCCCATGTCTGCAACTTGATCATGAGCAAATTGCGTGACAAGAATACCTTGTGCAACACGAAGAGGAATCTTGCCAAGCAACGAATTCTTAGATATCACATATCCTGAAGCGTGTACGCCATATGTCCTGATTCTTCCACCGAAATTCCATGCTTCTTTGAAGTACTCTGTCTCATCTACAATCTTCTTAAGGTCTTCATCTTTAGATATGCATTCTATGAAGTCTTCATAAGTCTGAAGCTCCATATATTCACCAGTATCCCAGCCTGTTGCAGCAATCTTCCGATTTAGACTGAATATGTCTGAAGAAGAGTATCCATGGATAGCAAACACGTCATGAACAGCAGTAGATATCTTGCCTTGCAGTTCAGTACCGATTCTGCACACATTCCATTCGCCCCAGCGTTTCTTAAGATATGCATCTACTTGTGGAATGACTGAAGCTTCAAAATCAAGATCGATATCTGGACAGTCTTTGAAATCGAAACTAGAATCTAACTCTTTCCCATATTCTGTATCATCTTCTTCATACAAAAGCTTCCATGCATCTTTGCTTGTGCCATCAGATAGAGCTATCTTTTCAGATGGTGAGAATTTCTTCCATCCATCTTCAAACTTGATGTTGACAGACGATACAACACGACCTGCAGTAAGAAAGCGTTCGAAATACAGTCTGTTCTTTATTGGATCGATATTAGTAATCCTTAAGAAGTAGCATACTACTGAAGCTCCACTCGAGCCTCTTCCGCAACCTAGCAGTGAAGCTTTCTTGCCTATTATTCCATACTTAGAACCATCTTCGTCATCTGACAAGACAAAGTTGACATAATCCCAGACAATAAGGAAGTATCCTGACAAGTCTGTCTTCTCTATAAGCTCAAGCTCTTTCTTAAGCTCTGCCATATATTCTTGAGCTTGATCTACAGAAGGAATTCTTTCTCTAGCACCCTCTAAGACAAGCTTCTCAAGCAGTCTGTCATCGTCTTCCTTAGAGTCACCATATCGTGGTGGCACCATGCCGAATTTGATTTTTGCATTGCAATGATCTGCAACCCATTGAGTATTGTCTATAGCTGTCTGAATGTCTTCGTCATCAAGACCATGCTTCTTTAGCCAATAGAAGCATTCATCTTCGGACATGACCCAAGCGGCTGTCTCTCCACGACCACTAGTCTTGTCATCATTCAGATCGCTACCTTTTCCTGTAGTTGACTGCCATACAAGCTCATGCCAGCGATAGTCTTCTCTTTTTGCATAATGAGCATCATTGACTGCTATAGTTCTAAGACCAAGCTCTTTAGCAATTTCAATCTTGACTTTATTAGTCTTCGTCATTATGCTATTTAGATTGAACTGCTCTTCAGTCTTTGGGTCACAGAATTGCCATGTATGAATCTCTACAAGCACATTTTCTTTGCCAACAGCATCAATAAGCTTCTTTTCCCATGCAACTGCACCTTTGATATCATCGTTAGCTATGCATCTTGATACTCTAGAAAGCATGCAACCGTCGGATATGAACAAGCCTTCACCATACTTCTTAAGCATATTGAAGTCAATACGTGGCTTTCTGTAGAACCCTTCAGTATATGAAAGAGTAGACACAGTCCAAAGATTCTCCAAGCCTTTGTCATTCTGAGCCCATAAGCAACAATGATTGAAGTCTGAAGCTCTTTGCTTCTCTAATTCAGGCTCGCCAGTCTCTTTATTGTATTTGACTTTTCCAGCTCTAGTATGAGCTATCCTGTCTGTCATGATATCATGAACATCGTCTACAAGATATGACTCTATACCGAATATCGGCTTGATAGTAAGATTGTCATCTGACTGCTTAGCACATTCTTGCGCAAACTTGACATGAATTGCGCAAGTTCCATGATCTGTTATAGCTACAGCATTCATGCCAAGACTTTTTGCTCTTGAAACAAGTTCTTGACGAGTTTGAAAACCATCCAAACATGAAGAATCAGCGTGTTGATGAAGTCCTATGTATGACATCTACGAATCCTTTTCTTTTCTATTCTTCAGCAATTCGTCTACAATGAAATCAGTAGAATGCGACTCAGTATCGTATTCGAAAACGAATGGCATGAAAGACTTGAACATACCATAATAGAAGTCATAAAGCTCTAATTGCTTGCTAGAATCAACTTTGACTTTATTCATGAAACTGTCTTCTGCATCAGTTTTGTCAAATTCTTCATCTACTCTATCTTGAAGAATAGGTGCACTAGAATGCACATAGATGATTTCGTAATGCTGCTTTGCAGATTCAAGAAAAGCTAGTCTTTCATCAAGAACATCTTCATTAGTTCTATCGAAATAAGCATCAAGAACAATGCTATCTGCAATGCCTCTGTCTTGAATGAACTCAAAAGAGAATTTGTCTTTTCCAAGACGTTTTCTGAAACAATTTAGTATAGTTGACTTTCCAGACCTGTCTGGACCAATCAATTCAACGTATGGAATCATTCGTGATTCTTTCTTTTTTGTAGAAGTTATTCTAAGGAATCTTCTTAATCCTTATATTTATAATTATATAACCATTCTGTTCTTTTGTACAATCCTAGTCCGATGTGTCATGTCTTCGAAGCAATACGCTGCAGCTTCATCTCTAGTCAATGGCATTGCTACGCCTGCATCAGCTAGATATGATGACGCTCCCTGAACAAAGCCCATTGGTGAAAGCCTGTATGTGTCTACTTCATCAAAAGCATATCGCCATACTGTATCTGTAGTGTAAGCAGGACGAGCAAGATACTCTTCAAGAAGCTTAGCTGCACCAAGTCTTGACACTTCATATGCTGTTGTATACCAAGAGCTATGCTTTCCATTGATCTTGGTGAAGCTGAATGATTTTGTCTTAGCGAATCTGTCTGCGTCTGACTGCGCAGATGTAACAGCCCCACCCCACACTAATATATCTGCATCTGGAATGTCAAGTTCTTGATTCATGAAATCTCTAGCGCGAGCATCATCTTCAAGAATCATCAAACTACTTAAAGACGTGTTAAGAAAAGCTTGCAATATCTTTCTAGATGTTTGAGACAGGCTTTCTTGTGCAGCATACTGTTCTGGTGTCCATACAGAATTAGCATGGACGCTGCCACCTTTTCGCTTCTTGAAACGATCAGCACTTATCTCCTTGTATTGCTCTGAACATTTGAAATATCCTTTTTCATCATAGCTTTTAGCAGATTCCATAAGCCTGATTTTAGCATCTACACCGGCTGAAAACATGTCGTCGAAATGAACAGGCTCTACTCTTGTAAGACTTCTGAATGCATTGCCAAAATCGTGTTCTATAGAGGCTCGTCTTTCTGTGGCAACATCTAGATTGATGTACACTGCATCAATTGTCTTGAAGTAGTCAGCAGGTCTCATGACAGTCATTCCAATATTTCCATTCGTTCTATTTCGAATTATTGCTTTTAGGCTTAATGATGTTTTGCAGATTGTAAGTCTTTGCTTCTTCTCTAGTCAATGGCATCTGAACACCTTCTCTTGCAAGATATGATGAACCACCTTGCACAAAGCCCATTGGAATAAGATGATAAGCAATCGACCTATCTAAAGTATATCTGACAATCGTATCTGTAGTATATGCAGGAACTGATTCAAAATCTTCAAGAAGCTTAGTAGCGCCACTTCTTGTGAATTCATAAGCTGTAAAATACCATGCTGTACGTTTGCCACTTACTCTACGAAAATGAAAAGATTCTGTATTTGCAAAACGCTTAGCATCTGTCTGAGTAGAAGATGTAGCTCCACCCCATGCTAGAATTTCTGCATCATCAGGAATATCTATTTCGTCATTCATAAAATCTCTAGCACGTGCATCATCTTCGAAAATCATGATATGTTCTAGCTTGCTAGCTAGAAAGTCTTTAAGAATTTGCTTGTATGTTTGAGACAAGCTTTCTTGAGCAGCATATTGTTCAGGTGTCCAGACAGAATTGACATATTCGCAATCGTTCTTTCTATGCTTGAAACTGTCCATGTCTTCTATTCTATACTGATCAGAACACTTGAAATACCCTTTTTCATCATAGTTCTGCAAAGCGTCCATAAGCCGCAACTTGGTATCTACACCAACAGCAAACTTGTCTTTGAAGTCTATTGGAACAACCCTTGTTAGACTTCTGAAGACATTAGCAAAAGAATTCTCTATCGCTTCTCGTCTTTCTACAGCAACATCTAGATTGATGTAGGCTGCATCTATATTCTTGAAGTAGTCTCTTGGCGTAGCTTTAGTCACCAGAATACTTCCTCTCATCAATCGCATAAGCGAAAGAAAGCATCTTCCATGTGTTCTCAGAGAAATTCCTTTTGCCGACGATTTTGCGAATGAAGTATTCTGCTTGATGCAGACCTCTAATCATTAGCAAACCGTATTCATCATACCGACAGATTGCATTCTCTAAATAGTCATGAATAGCAAACTCTAACGATTCTTTAGCATTCTCTACAGCAGACTTCTGAAACCTTCGATTGTCAAAATCTTTCATGATTCTGTCAAAAGCTGAATACTTCGCTTCAGAAAGCTCTTCATTAGTCTTTGGAGCTCTTACAGACGCTTTATCGAATGATTTCATAATATTGAAGTCATCTACTCGGAATACTTTGTCTTTGTTGCTGATGCTCAATGCTTTGCTTACGCTTAGCATGTCAATCTCTTCCGAGATATAGATGCTGTTGTCTACTACGATGTCTTTCAGATTCGACCTAGAATACTCTTCCTTGACATCACTGACAAGCTTCTGAGCATCTGCTAAAGGCCATACGTTGAAAAGTCTGTACATCTTAGGAATAACTGCATCATCAAGCTTTGCATAAGTCTCACTATCAAACCCAGCATAATCTATGATGTCATTTACATCCCAGTCGTCTATAGACTGAATGCTGAATAATGACATGTCGCAGACTTTGTCTTTTCTTTTCATTGCGATTCCTTTTTTGTTGTTGTTTTTGATATTAAAATGCTATGCCATCGCAAAAGCAGTGGCCATTTGCTCGTATCATGAAGCATACTGGACACACATCGTCTGGTTCTTCATCATATACTGAAAGCCTTGAAGAATCAAAGCCTACAACTTTTGCGTCATTCTCTTTGATATTGACTTTTCGTATTCCACCACGTCTAGTAGTCTTAGTGTTCTTAAGAACTAGAATGACTGGAAGATATTCAAAATACGACTTGCCAACGCTATTGTCTGACATGTATTGCTTACAGAATGGAATGTCTTCTTTGAACATCCTATTGACATCTACATCGCCAGCAGATATGACTCTTTGAAAGCAACTTATGCCGTTCTCTTCTTTGTATAGCAAAGAATTAGTCAAACCATCTTTCAAGATAGCCCATCCATCGGACTTAAGACGATCTTTCTCTTTAGATGCAGACATGTCAATATCGAATATTCTTGAGTCTTCACCAAAGTCCTCAAACGACATATTCTTGTTATTTACGAATATACCTGAGTCTGCCATAACTAAGAACCTTTCCTTAATAGGTTAATTAGTTATATTATATACCATATTTTTAGCAATGTAAAATCAGCCGATAGAATTGACTCTTTCTTCAGACTTGAAGAGCTGCTCATACCTGTTTCTTTCGAATCTGTCATCAGAGCAGATAAGCCAATAGAAGCATTTTCTTTTCTGGCCGATCCTGTGTATTCTCTTCTTTGCTTGTATGTAAGCATCTGATGGTATTGGAGAAGTGAATATCATCTTGTTTGCTTTCTGAAGATTCAGCCCTTTCGCACCAGACTGCCATTGGACTAGCATCACAGAATTGTCATACTTGTCGAAAGCAGTTCTGTCTTTTACAGAACCATTCCATTCTGATACTTTTCGATTAGCTTTCTTGCAAATTCTCTTAAGTGCGTCTAATTCATCTACAAGCGAATACATTATGACAAAGCGATCTGATGACTTGCTAAGAAGAGCTTCTATAGCATCAAGCTTGTGCTTGTTGTCTGCGCAAGAATTCATGTGCTTTATCTTAGCGAGCATGCCTCTTTTTTCATTGTCGTCAATAGTGTTCTGCAGCTTGTAGAATGCACCTTCATACTTCACTGCTTTCCTGTCTAATGCTACATATACGCTAGATATGACTGTCTCAGGCAAGTCTATGCAGTCTTCTGTCTTAAGATACACAGCTCCAGATTTAGAAGACTTTTTGAGCATCAAATCAATGTTCTTATATCCGATAATTCTTTCGTCTTTGATTTTAGTGTATCCGTATCTAGTCCTTACAGATTTGACACTAGGAATCTTTATTGTGAACATGCTCTCAAATTGCTCTTTAGAGCCAGTAAAGCCCTGAATAGTGAAGACTGGATAGAATTGCTCTAGTTTGCCGCCGTAGAAAGAGCCTGAAAGCATCTGAACATCAAAAGCATTCTTAGCTAGCTCTATAGACTTCTGCGTTCTCTTAGCTTCTATATGTCCTAGACAAGAAACTTCTTCAAGTATAAGAAAGTAGCGATTCTTCTTCAATTCTGAAAGATACGCTTTGCAAGAATCTCGAAATATCTTGTCGTAGTTTATGATTCTTACTCTGTCTTCTAGGTCTGGAGCAAACTTGTGTATTTCGCTCTTCCACTGGGACATCAGGCCTTTTTCGCATATGATTTGTATTGGATACTTCTGCTTCTGTATAGCAATATGAGCAAGAGATGAAGCAGTCTTTCCTGTGCCCATCTCCATGCCAAGATATGAATGACGACTGTCTTTCAACGTCTTGACGACATCTTGCTGATGCTGATACAGAGGCAAAGCAAGCACGTTCTTATACTTGTGTTCTGTGTCATGCTTGATCGGAAATTTTATGCTCTTCTCCTGAGAAGAATACATAGAATCAAAATCGATAGCATTCGCTTCTGATATGCATGACTTCGGAACCCAAGACTCTGTTGCAATGCCTTTCAGAAGCACTGCCTTAGGCGTCTCTTTCATAGCATACAGCACTTCATCATCATCAGAGAAAAGCTCTAAGAACTTATGCGAAAGACATGCTTTCTTGACCTTGTCATATGCCATGATAGAGACTCCAGACAGCTAAATCAGCGATAGTCCTCATCGAAAACCCATGGATAATCTGCTTCTGCTTGCTTTCTGATTGCTAGCAATTCATCTTTGTACTTATTCAGCAACTTGATGAATGTCTTCTGACCTGGGATATGCAGAGGGTCTGCATCGAATTTGAATTCAATGTCATCGTTCTCGAACTTGTCATTTTGCGGAAGTGGCTTGAAGAATCTAGAAGCAAAGTTGGTCGTAGTCTCTTTGACATAGTACCAGTTAGTGTCATCAAAATCAATAAGAGTTGCAAGCAATGGCCATTTCTTACACATAGCAACTGCAAGCTGAAGTGCCATTAGATTGTCACTTTTCGGCTGGATCTGCAGATCAATTCTCTGAGCAATAAGACCAAGAGCATTGCCAAGTGTCATCCTCATCATTACGAACTGATGGATGCCTCTTGGCAAGATAAGTCTTGCATCTTGCACACTCATACCAGAATTGATTGCTTTAGCATACAGATCCATTTGAAGCGTAGCAAGCGCTTCATACTCATGCGATAAGCCAAGCTCCTTATAGGCTTCTGGCATAGAAACATCATTGCGATTCTTGTAATTGTCGCCTGTGCATTCTACTGCAAAAGAAGCATTCCTGTTTCGCAATGTATGTGAAAGATCGTGTGCTGTCATTCCATCGACAGAAAACACTACGTTAACGAATTCTAGATATTGAGGTAGGAACTTCTTTCGTAGTGCTCTATACATAAGAGCATCTTTCTGATGCTCAGTGAAGTCATACTCATCTGATTTAGCAGCCCATGTCGACATGATAGCATCTGGAAGAAAAGCTTTAGCTTCTTCCCATGTCGGCATGTATCTTAGATTGACATCGATAGCGGTCAAATCATTGACGACATTGCTTCTATTCTTGATACGCTCATTTGGAAAGCGAGAATCATTAACTTCGAATTTCTTAGAGCGAGACTTAACAGTCATAATATGTCATTCCTTCCTGTTCATTTTTCAATGTATTTATATTATATAACAACTATTAACGAAAGTAAAATCAGCATCTTGCTGACTGCATGTAGTCTACATTCATATATTGCATATTAATCAGACATACAATCAGATTAACGACGTTGTTCTCTAGTGACTTACGATATTAAGTGTTATTAATTATATACACTTGCAATTCTAAGTCACTAGAGATAAACGTCGTAATTTCTAGAATAATACGCTTGTCTTGTCTACATCATCAGTCCAATCATTGCCACCTTTAAGCTTTCCAACCTTCCCATCGACATACCCATGCTGACATTGCCACTGAAGCTTGTCATAGTCTGTCTCTTGCTTAGCTTTCTTAGCATCATATCTGCCAAGAAGATTGACTTTAGGCGTCCACATCATAGTGCCATCAGAATACATAGTCCAGTTGTCTTCATCCTTTATGTTGGATGATACGAAGCACTGATATCCAATGCTGTTGATTCTGCTTATCAATCTTTCTGCAAAATGCCTTGCAGAGCTTTCGATAGCATTTGCTGAATCTGCTGCATCAAATGAAGACTTCGTCTGATAGCTGTTCGATTCTGCTTCAATAGCATTCTTTATGTCAAGTCGTTCTGACGGCATTAGATTGACTTTCGAATCTGATACGAACAATCCATCTATATTCTGCATTTTCTGCCTTTCTTCTTTCACGCTATTTCTAGCGGTTTCAGAGCTTTTATCTGAGATATTGCTTCTTCTGTAAGTGTGCAATACAGTATCTTGATGCCAGCATTCTCTGCATCGTTGACTTTTCGCATTGTAGGATTAGAGCCGCAGACAAGGAAATCTGTCTGCTTGCCGACTTCAGAAGTAACATCGATGCCATTAGAATTCATTCTAGACCTAGTTTTAGACCTGCCCAAATCTAGCTTGCCTGTAACGCATACGCTTGCGATGACAGACTTCTTAACTTCTATGTCTTCGTTCCAGTCTTTAGCATCTTCGCCAAATGTGTCTATGAATCTTGATAATATGTCTCTTACATCTTGATATGAATCTGAGAACGTCTTAGCAAGACTGCCTCCAATGCCATCGATAGATATTGCGAAGCTATACGGATCTACCAAGTCTATGAAGAACTGACTTTGGCTTACGCCTTTCAGTCTTGCTTCTTCAGCTGCTTTCTTTGCGATATTGACGCATCTTGACCATGAGAACCCATCGATTCCAACACTGTCAAGCAAGTCAAGAACATTCTTAGTCTTGAGCTCAGAGACAGCTGCTCTAAGATTCTCTATCCTTTTGGCGCCATAAGACTTAGCTTTGAAATTGCTATCCATGCATATCTTGTATATATCGAAGATAGTAGTAGCTTCGTATTCTTCTACGCAAAGATCTACGATGCCACCTGATACTCCCTTACCAAAAAGCTGGCTTGACTGAGAATACAGTATCTTCTTCCATCTTTCGCTGTCGAAGCCGTAGAGATGCTGTCCTTGAATGAATGTCTTCTTGCCATTCCACCATTCTGGAGCTTCTATCTTGTTCTTGCCACCACCAAGATTCTTGACTACTTGCGGTATGACCATATTCGATTTCTTGACTACTATCTTGTCTCCATAGTGAAGATCTAGCGACTTGAAAAGCTCTAATGAGCCAAGCGAAGCTCTTGTCACTTCAGCATCTATGAACACCATATCGAACTTAGCTACTGGCGTAAGCTTTCCAGTCTTGCCAATCTGCCAGTTGACATCGCGTATTCTAGTCTCTACTTGCTTGTCAGCGAACTTGTAAGCCATAGCATAGTTCATGCCTCTAAGCTCTTCATGATAATCATCATCATAGTCTTTGACTACTACACCATCACATGGATATGCTTCTGAATTGAACACGGCTTCTGCTTTTTCGAAGCTGTCGAATGTTATGTCATCATTGACATATTGCCACTTGCTGCCATCATCGAAAACGATGTCATATGGAATGAATGTCAAGAACTTGGCATATGATGGATCATTGCGATTTGCTATGCCTGAAGATGCAGACCTCTGAGATATGAACTCGTTTCCAAGGACAGACATGTCTTCTTTGCTTACTATAAGCTCTCCGCGAACAGCACATCTATGATACTTGAATGTAGACGGAATCTTGTTGAGAGCTATCATAGCTATGACTAGCTTAGTCCTGTTGTCACCATAGACATAATCTCCTCGTGATGCAGCATAATCGAAGTTGCCATTGAAGTCGTAATGCACTTCTAATGAAGAGCCGTCTAGCTTAAGCTGATATATCCTATGACCATTGACGTCCTGCAAAGCATCTTTGCTTTTGACTTTTGGCAAAGAAGTCATTGGCTGGTAATGCTTTATCTTGTCTGATACAATTACAGATTCTGTCTTTATCTTGTCGATCTGATACTGAAGAAGACCTGAGCTGTCGACCATCTCATCATATTCTTCGTCTGTCATCAATGGATGGCCAGCATAATAAGCTCGGTTAGCTTCTCGTATCTTGTCTTCTATCTCAGAAAGCATGTCTGATTCCATTCTTTTTAGTTTTTACTTGTTAATATAATTATATATCAAATAGTTAACAATGTAAAATCTAGAAATTCGTGTTGACTACTGTGTTCACATTGAGATAAGAACCAAGGAATGCGCCAGATCTTAGTGCTATAAGTGTCTTGTTAGACAAGAACGAGCCTGCACCTGCACCATAGTATCCGCCGCCAACAAGAATAGACGAACCGGTAAGATTCAGGTTGTCTCTTATGAATGCAGGCTTCATAGCTTCGATATCAGCTTCCATCTCTTTAACGCTTTGACGCCACGCATCAGCATATCTAGATCTGTCTGCATAGGCTACGCCTTGAATACCGTTAAGGATAGGAACCTCCTGGTATCCATACGTGAACTGTTTCATCAGTTCTACTATAGTCTGATTTTCTAGAAGCACATACCATTGAGCTGGGAATGGTGTTCCAATGCCTTCTCCAATGTAGAAGTCAAGAGTAGAGTATCCGAACATGTCTATCTTGCTGCAAGCTATTCTCATAGCTCTTGCGACTTTGTCTAGATTGAAGTTGGTCTGCACTTCTTCGGTGAGGTTGACAAGACCTTGTCCGTAGTGATTGTCAAACAGAGCCCAGAATCTGTTCATTACAGACTGGCATAGCTGCTTCTCATCATCAGACAGAGCTAGATAGTCATACATGTAGTCTTCTGCTCTATAGAAGATAGACCACTGCCTTGCAGATCTTGGAGTAGAGCCATTCTGCCATGAAAGAATGACTTCAATCGTGCATGGATCTTCAAGATACTGAGCGTCTAGATAGTATTCTGCTTCAGTACCAGTCTCTAACCATGAAATATTGTCGTCATCTGATACGATTTGCGTTCTTGTCACATTGCCAGAATCATCTTCAACTTCTTTGAAAGCAGATATCTTGACAGTTTCTTGATTGACTTGGACAGCTTTTCTGTTGAATCTTCTGAATGAGAATCTTACGGGAAGGTCTGCTCCAAGTGAAGCTGAAATCAGATCTCGTACTTTTGCTCTATGCTTTATAGACTGATCTTTGAAGACTTTATTCTGAACATCGTCAGTTATAGTCACTTGCGTGTTTATGACGTCAGAGCTAGATGGTTGTATCGTGTCAGTCATTGAGCATCCTTATTAAGTGGAGACTTCGGTTCATCATCGTCAATAGATGACTCATCGCTATTTCCAATGTCCACTATGTCTTCTATGCCAGAATCATCTACGCGATCAGACTCTTGCTTTAGCTTAGACATCTCTGAATTCACATTAATGCCGATGTCTGCAAGCGATGCAAGAGTCTCAGTAGATATTGGCACACCATTGCTCTTAAGCGTAAGAGCTGTCTGAAGAACCTGATTAGCATCCTTCATTATGCCATCGTCGAATGAAAGATGCGCTTCCTCATATATCTTCTTACCATTCTTAGTGAGATGTGGCGTCTCTTTGCCATTGACATCGATATCTGTCTTGCATATTCCAAGCTCATGGATTACTTTGTCTATTCTTGGCTGGAAAGCTTTAGACAGCTTGACTTGTATTGACTGAAGATACGATGAGAAGACGTCTCTATTCAAAGCATTAGACGACCACGGGCCACCAGAGGAGCCGTCAAGAAGACCTTTTCCAGCAGATACGCAGCGAAGAATCTTCCCTTCGCATCTAGCATAATCAGCATCCAAGCTCTGTATCTTTGAGTCACCGAAAGCATTGTGCCAGTCGACGCCTACTGAAAATACTCCAATTCTTCTAGTGCCCATCAGCATCTGCTTGTAAGCTTCTCCTACAGTGTTCATCTCTTGCTGAGTAGGTATCCAAGCTGGAGAATTGGGACCAAGCTCTCCTGCTTTAAGACCGACAATACCGACAATAGTCGGAGTTATCAGCATATTGAGCTGCTCAAACAAAGCTGCATCTAGTGACTCATTCTGAGCAAGCGCTGAAAGAGCTGAAGCAAATACAGATATGCCTCTGTCATCCCAAGAAGACTTCTTGTTGACCATTCTTATGACTGTGTCATCGCCGTCTTCAAATACAATGCTGTTCGTAGACTTGTCTATCTTAGCAGACAGCTCCTTGATGATAGCATCTGTCTCGTCGTCAATGTCTTCATCAAATTCAGAATCTGTCTTGACACCAGACTCTTGCAGATACTTAGAATCAGATGTGCTTGCGTACAGATCAATAGACTTAGCTATGTCTTCAGACATCTTCAGATGCATAGCATCTGGCGACATCACAGATCCATGCACTATCTCTATGTCATCTGGGTTCTGAATGTCTTCTTTCGTAAAAGTCTCTTCATCATCAAGCCAAACAGCTATAGAGGTAGCTTCTCCTGAAATCAAGTACTCTTTGCCGAAGTCCTGCAAGAATGACTCGAGCTCGTTCAGATCGAATACCGATTCTAGGACTGCTTTGTTCTTTTCAGATTCGCAGTCTATTCTAGGACCTTTAGCTATGAACATCGAGCATAGGTTTATGACGATTGAAAGAGTGTCATTGTAGACAGAGTACTCTCGTATCTTGTCTCTAAGCTTCTTCAGCCCATCATCCGTATCAGGATCGCAATACATGCCCGCAGACTTGAGATAAGTGTTGCCGACGGTTGGAGGCGTAAGAACTAAGTCCGTATTAGGACTCGTAGATCCAGCAACAGCTGTCACGGATGACTTTGCAGCATTGCTAGCGCTAGCTCTCATTCGCTTTCTAGCACCAAGAACCGGTACTCTGTCTATGAATGACATCAGCTATTCTCAGTCCTCTGACTTAAGTGCTGCAAGCTGATCGGATGCATCCTTGACTTCAGGATCTTCTAGAAGAACGTCTTTCTTGAGCTTAGCCAGATGGTCTTCATCCATCTTAGCAGCCTTTTCGATAGTAGTAGTAGCTTTGTTTCGCATATCAGAATTGTATGTAAGCAAAATCTTGCCAGCATTTCTAAGATATGCAAAGCCAGGAGTATTGACAACAGACTCTCTTAGTCTTTGAATAGAGCCTGTAGTTCCAGGAGCAGAAAGTCTTACCTTTTCTTTGCCATCGTCAAACAGCTTGCTAGTATTGCTGACGTTGACAATGTAGATTGGACGAGTCATGTCTAGCTCTTCATCAGTAGCTATCATTCCGTCATTCTTGCTAGAGTCTTCGACGTTGTCAGCTGATTTTCTTCTTGCCATTCTTTCAATACCTTTCAGATTAGAATGTCATCAAAATCTTCAGAATCGATATTATGCGATTCTCCGCATACGATAGAATGAGCTTCTTCATCAAGAAGTTTCATATCGTTATGCTCGATTGTAAGCAGATAGACCACATTACTAGAAAGCAGCTTCTCTACATTAAGCTCAAGACCGCATTCGCAATTATTCCAAGACATATGGACTGGGCTTCCGCAAGATGGACATTGCAGCTCGTCTATGTTGTCGCTCCACCAAGCATCTATCGAATCTACGTATTCCATATGAAAGCATTGCCTTTCTGCAAAATGCTATGCTTCTTAAACTTATAGTTTTATTATATCATATAAAGTAGAGCATGTAAAATCAGCAAGCAAGACTCTTCTCTCCCGCATGCGCGTGCCCCTGCCTAGCCCAATGATAGATCGCGCATGCGTACATGCATCTGACCGCTGCGCGGGCAACGTGAGGCGTGAGTGATGTGTGCGAGCACACGTATATATGTACATGTATGTATGCATATGTATGCATATGTATCGTATCACGTATGCATGTATCTATCTGAAAGATAGATAGATATACGCGTATGCATGTATGTATACGTATTATGTATGTATGCATTTTTCATATGTTCTCATGTATTTTTTATATGTTTTCATATGTATTCATGTATTTTTCTGCATGTGCATGTGTACGTATCTATCTGAAAGATAGATAGATAAACGTGTATATGTGCCGACGTGTCTGTGTCTGCATATACGTATGCATGTGTCTGCATATACGTATGCATGTGCGAGAGAGTGTGCAAGGAGACAGAAAAAGAATGCAAGTGTGTGAGCAAGCAAGCAAGCGAGCATATGCATGCATGTGTGCTGTGAGACAGCTTCTGCTAGCGAATGTGAAAGAATTGTGAATATCTTTCATCAAAGGGTTTACATTAGCGAAAATGTGTGTTACTATTCAAAATATAAATCAAAAAACAACATATTCGAAAGGACATCAAAAATACAGCAAAGCATCTTGTTCTGCTTTCACCAATACATTCATTAGCATTGAATGATGCAGAAGCATCAGATTGCGCGTAACCCAGCTAGAAACTGATTAGACGCTTCTGGTCAATGCTTCGAACAAAGCACAATTTGCATAAGATGAGAAAGTACTTGACATAGCTGACAATCTAGTGAGCATGCAGCAAATATGATGTGGAGAGATGCCCATCTGATGCTGATCGTGCGGTAGCAGAGGCCAGATGGTTGAGACATTCATAATGCAATGCAGAATTTCTGCCTATACATTTGCCTACATGGCGCTCCTGGTGTCATGAGACTAAGAGCAGAGTCAATAGGATATCATCTTACGAAGAGCACAAGCATCATAGCACACTTTCAGAACAGCAGGAGAAGACAAGCATTTGAATCATGAGAAGTCAATCAGGAGAACACTTAGTTGAACATCATATATTTGCAGACAGCATTGTTTGCTGCAATTGCAATATTAGCTATAGTAGTCTTGCATTACATCAAGCAGACATACAAACTAGTACAATACGATAAGAAGCTTGATGCATTCTATCTTCAGAATTCAGGTCTTTCATACTTTCGATTAAGTGAGAAGTCTTCTAATGACATACCTGTCTTGTGCAGCAATGATGATGAGCATTACAAGCTTCTGTCAAGTCTTGGCTACGAAATGATGGGATACGATGGATCTGAAGCTAAGAAAGTCGGTCTTACAGCTATAGAAAATGGCATAGCATGCTTCATCTTAGATGGCAGAAATGTAAGCAAAAGAAAGATGCAACTATATGCTGACAGGCAGTTCTTCATTGACGATGACTGCATAATCATCAATACATGCAAGACACTCGGACTAGCGCTTGCAATAAGAATGACTAACGCTAACGGATCAGCAAAAGAATGCTTCAAGTCAGAACTAGAAAAGATGGTTGACATCATCAAGAATAACGACGTTGTTATCTAATGATCTAGAATCTGAAGTATTATAAATTATATATACTTATACTTCTGAGTTCATAGAGATAAACGTCGTTAATCTGATGATATCACTAGTACAATTCTAATATATTATCTTGTCACCGTCGAAGTACTGTATGCCTGCAGACTTCATCAAGTTCCAGTCTCTCTGGTTTGCTATCAAGCATTCAGTGAAAGAAGTCTTGCTGTCAGTCATCATCATGACTTTGACAGATGCTATAGTCTTGGATGTATCACCAGAAATAGTAGAGAATCCTGTCAGTCTGTGAATCCTGTCTTGATCTGTCACTTTGCTAGACGATATGAGATTCGTATCTGAGAAAGTACTGTCTGAGTAGACTACTCTCAGAAGCAGAGTGCTGTTGCCAGTGCTAGACATTATTCTGCAAGATGCGTATATCGTATCTCCGACAGCTATTGCCGAGCCATCTGCATAGTTATTTCCAATATTTGCAGATACAGTGCCATTCTGCTTGCCATATGTCTTCTCTACTTCTATTCCATATCCAGGCAGCTGCTTAGCTTCAGCTTGCCATGCACCGCCCCATCCAGTAGTGCATCTTGGATCTGTAACCAGATTGCTAGCTTCAGTGCCATATGAATTGCCATCGAACCATTGAGCTCCATCAATTCCAGCTGCAATCCAGTCATCAGAAGAGCACAAGATGAATGCGTCGTATCTTATGTCTGCAGAATTGTATATTGATATGGAGAAGCTGTTAGCGGTTGCAGGGACATTGAAGTCGTAGTCGTTTCTTTGCCATAGAGAGCTATTTGTCTTGATAGCTCCAAAGTCTTTGACAGAGCCGTCATTGAATAGTATCTTGACGCTAGCTTTCCTTGATGAATCATATGCGTTAGCATAGAATGACAGATGATATGAAGCTCTAGTTGCTACGAATGGCTTAGTCTGTATAGAATAAGATCCATCGCCGCTACTAGCTCTCAGCATTTTCTTGCCAGCGTATGGAATGCACCATGAAGCATCTGATATCGTATTGATTGCCCATGTGCCAGACATCTGCCCGAAGTCTTCAAGACTGCTCATTGAAGGTGACTTGAACAGATTGACAGCGTCTGAGAATGTGACATCTACGACTTTAGCGTCATCGCACCATATGCTCTTATCAGATTCTAGCTTGTTGTTGAAGAATTCTAGACGCATAGACATATTGCTGGAATTGGGTACGTAGTATGCGACGAATTCTTGCCAGCCATTAGCAGACAGCAATCTGAAGTCGCCATCATTCAACGAGACTACTGCTCCGTCATCTAGAGCAGATAAGTGGACAAGATCATCAGTAGCATTAGCAGAATCTGTCTTAGCAAAGAATGATATTGCGTACTTGTGGCCAGGTATGACTGATATGCTGTCAGATGAAGCATAGTCATTCTCAGCTCCAGTTCTAGACGAGAACTTAAGCGACTTAGCTCCATCATGATGCTGGGCATCATCTATCTCCACTAGACCTTGATTAGACACAGACCAGTTAGACAGATCTTGCTCAAACGAGCTGTTCTGCAGCAGATTGCTTACAGTGTAGTTCTTGCTTATAACAGAGTAAGATGCTTCTGGAGTTCCAGACCAGAACGATGTCAGTCTTGGATTCGATGTCTTTAGCGTAGATATGGAGTTGTCTCTGCTGCCAAGCCATCTTGAGCTTGCTGACTGATAGCCAGCGCTTATAGTGTCGCCATCGAAGTAGTCTATCCCGAATCTGTCAGCTATCGCTTGATCAGAATCTGACATCACTGTGCATGCAGCGAAAGATATGCTTGCAGGCATTCCTGACTTCGAGCTGTCTAAGTAGTCAAGCTTCAATGCTAAGTTGCCATCAGCACTGCTAATTGCAGAAGCATGGATTGACAGCTTGTGCCAGTCTGTACCGATTGAGATGGTGCTAGCTGGAGATACAACATGCGATGATACACCGTTAGCGTACATGACTAGTGATGCATTGACATTGATGTCAGTGTCAGCTCTTAATGAGAACTTAGTCGTAAAGCTACTATTCTGTATGTTGCTGTAGTCGAATGCAGACATCGTATCTGTAAGCAAGAATATGACAGTCTTCACAGTACTGTCTACTTGCAAAGCGTTTATGACGTTCTTGCTAGCTTCTACGCAAGTGCCAGATTCTGTCGTAGAGTCATTGACTACAGAAGCAGCAGACAGTGGCACCATGATGTCATTAGTGGCTGGCTTCGAGAACTTAGCTAGATTAGCTATGCCATAGTCTTCTCCATCATTCGATATCTGAAGATGAGATGCAGAATAGTCCTTGCTGCCAAGCCATGTGCTGGCATAAGATGTGTCGATTGTCACTTTGTCATCATAGACGTAGTTGACAGCATCTTTGTATGGGATGTATGTAGGCATGATCCTTATGGAAGAGAACCAGTCTTCAGGGTCTATCATCTCTATTCTGACTTGCATAGCATTTCCAGCATTCTTGAATGTGTATTCAGAATCCCGGTTCAAGACAGCAGAAGATATGTCTTCCCAGTCAGTTTCGCTAGATGATCCAGTATTCTTAGCGAATATCGTTATAGTGCCAGTCTCTATGTAAGCGTCTTTTATGTAGAAGTCAAGCTGGGAGAAGTCGTCTATCTCTAGAAGCAGTTCGTAAGTGCCGCCCATGTTGAACATCTTGAATCTAGATGTCTGCAAGTTCTGCCAAGATGACGTTTTCTCAGAATCAAGCAAGACGTCTTCCTGCCTTATGACCTTCTCTTCATTTGATGCAGACACTATCTTGAACGTAGCAGATATCTTGCTGTCAGACCTAGTAGACTTGGCTAGCTGGAATATAGACACACCAGCTTGCACTGTTGTTCTGTCTGATATGTCTATGCTGCCAAGGCGTATGACGAACGGAGACCTTGATCCGTCTGGAGCTATCCTGATGTCTTGCGGATTGACTATGTACTCTTTGACTAGCTCCGAATTGTACCATACTGCTTGAGAGTCGCCCTGAGTGACAGTGCTTGTGAATGCATCGCCCCAAGAGAATGCAGCAGAAGACCATACTTGCCCATTAGCTGGATTGTCTTCATTAGCTATGCTTCCATCCCATTCGCAGTTCTGAGTAGGATTAGCTTCCCAGAACAGCACGTCATGCCATGCAGTGCCAGCTTTCAGATCGAAGTACTTTCTGTTGAGCACAGTACTTGAGCTGCTAGACAGAACTTGCACTGTCCTGAAGAACGACTGCGTCTTAGTTGGATCAGACTGCACTACAGCTTTCTCTTCGCCATCCTGAAGATTTGGAACGAAAGCTCCTACAGTAGTGACATAGCCATTGCTGTAATGCCATACTGGCATGTCCATGGAGTAGTAGTCGAACTCTTCATTGTCTTGCTCGTAGTAGTAGTCAGCTACCTTGACTTTTAGCTCTCTTATAGCGACGAAGTATGCTATTGAGCTAGTCGTATTGACAGTTCTGTCTTCATAATAGTGTATAGATGGCTTAGTGAAGCCTTGAGAACCATTCTGGATAGTTGTGTCTCTAGTGGTAGATATGTCGTTGACTGTAGTCTTTACAGTCGATGTGTCAGTCTTAGTAGCCGTCTTATGCACGACTGTCTGCGTAGAGTATGTTGTTATCTGCTTCATGACAGTCGTCGGTATCTTTATGACCTGCCCCGGGAATATCCACCATCCAGCAGACCTTCCGGGCAAGTATCTTAGTCTAGGATCGCCATCTACCCACGTATTTATAGCGTATATCGACCACCAATTCGCTATGCCAAACTTTCTAGCGATGTTTATCAGACAGTCGCCTGATTGTATCGTATAGTTGAATGCCCCTGACTGCGGAACAGTGGAAGTCTTCTTGACGACGTTAGTAGTAGTTCTGCTGCCATTGACTGTATTCGAATTGAATGAGTTCTTGACGTCTTTAGTCTGACCAGTGTATATGACGCTAGATGTCTTCTCTGTCTTTATTGACGTAGACATTGGCTTGTCATACATCCCTGGCACATACGCCTGAGATGGAGAGCCTACGCTGATGACCTCTTGCGGATCAGAGAATATCTCGCTAGTCGTCGAAGACGAAGACTGTGAACTAGAACCGTCTCTAGAAAGATATGTCTTCTTGTCAGTCTGCCTGCCGTCTTCAAACTCAGACACTACTTTGGTCGTATCGACAGTCGTCTTAGTCTTCACATTAGTCGTATCGACATTCTTAGTCGATGTCATCGTCTTAGTAAGAGACACTGGGTATGCAAGATAATGAGGGTTGATAGACGTGTTCTGAACACTGTATTGCTGAGGAGAAAGCTGCGTCATTTCCAGCTTGATGAACTTCGCTTTTACTGTAGCAGGCAATCTGTAGTTCTGCCTGTTCAGCTTCTCGCCTATTATAGCAGGCATCCATAGCTTGTTCATGTAGAATGCATCAGATATGCCGCCTCTGAACGCTTCTTCTTCAGTAGACTTGGAATAGACTAGCGAGTTGAATAGAGTAGATGAGGAGTCGTAGAAGTCTGGCGTCAGATAGTATTGCGGGTCCTGTATGAACTTGTCTTTCTCTATCTGAGGGATGCTGTCTTGCTTCATCACGAATTGCTTCATAGTGCCAGACAGCTGACCGATAGTGCATTGATATGAGTCTACTGGCTGAAGCTTGTCATTGAAGATCTGAATTGACGCAGAAGATACGTAGACTGTACCTATTGTCGCATAGTTTGTGATGTCTACAGAAAGCGTGTCGAGATCGACTATGCTTATGTCTTCTGAGCTAGTGTCTAAGTCGAAGTCTCTCTCAGCTATGCAATATCCGTCATTGTCATTGAAGCTGTCTTGAGATTTGTAGACATGCAAGTCTGAAATGACAGTGTAAGCATTGGCTGAGTCTTCTTCTATACCGAAAGACCCAATGTCATTGTCGAAGTCGCTTGGCATTCGTATTCTGCAGTAGATGAGTCTCCAAGAGTCTGATAGATCTGTGCTGCTGTACTTCTCGCAAAGGTACTTCTTGTCAGACGAGTCTTTGATGTATGGCTTTACATTGTCGAACCCGTTCTTGGACTTGCAGTAGAATGATACTGTGAATACTGATGACGGCAGCAAGTCTATCCATGGCAAAGCATCTTTGTAGTCATTGTCGCCATATGAAAGCGCAGACATGTATGAGTTTGTCGGGTTGCCAGTGCCCCATTTCGGATAAGCAGTACTGCCAAGCTGCCATCCATCTTGATTCATTGTCGAATTTAGAGAAAGGTCTTGATTGAATCTAGACATCTCGATAGCGTCTTTAGACTTAGTGTCGCCATTGAATGTCTTGTAGTTCGTGCTCTTTATGACATCCCATTCAGATGAAAGACCGAAGAACATGCTAGAGCCGATAGATATGAAGTCCGAGAAGACGAAAGAGTCGCTCTTCATGCTTACAGAGAAATAAGCTTCTCTTATGTCATCGCTTACATGCACAGGCACTTCTATTAAAGTTACATCTGATGTAGCATTGAAGCTAGCTTCTACTATGACATCACCGCCTCTGCATATGTCGAAGCTCAATGGAGTGTTCTGCAATGACTTAGAGCAATTGACATACATAGCTGCAATATAGTCTCCAGCAGCAATGTCTTGATGAGCTCTGCTTCTTGAAGAGAACTCCATGGCTCCAAGCACCTTAGTGCTTGATGTAGATGGAGAGAATGACAGCATAGACATCTTCAATGCGTCATCATACACAGAAGACGTCTTGTTGTAGTAGTCTGAGCTTATTCTGAATCCGCCAGTAGCGTAGTTAGTAGCTACCTTAGACATTGACGAATACAGACTAGATGATGAAAGCTGCTGTACTCCATCCCATGATGTATAGTAGTCGAATAGCTTCGTATTCAGACCGCTCTTAACTACAGCAGTAGCACCAGAATTGAAGTCTGCAGATGTCCTGTACTTTATGCTTACTTTAGCTTTGACGTTGCTGACACCAGCGTTGTCTCGTATCTTCTGAATGTCTATGTTAGAAGTGTCTACTGGTATAGTGTATGTTGATGATGTAGGGATAGTGACTTCATATGGAGCAGAGGTCAGTTGCGTTCTGCCATCGACTTTAGTGCTAGCATCTACTCCATCTGCTATAGCAGACAGCTCTGTAGACAGCACCATGCTAGCATCGCTTGCAGCCGATGACAGCGATACGTTATTGAGATTGTAGTTGTTGACTTTAGCTCTAATTACAGCTTGATTGCGATTGCCTGTCTCGAAGCCAAATTCTAGAATGACATCTGTAAGGACTGGCGATACAGCATCCTGATCTGTAGCAAGAATAGGCACTGGGAAAGGCAGAAGCAACTGCTGCATTCCACTCTGCGTCAAGAATGAGAACTGGAAATTGCCGTCAGATCTCATCGTAACGAAGCATCTGTCGCCTATAGAGAACAGCTTCCTATCACCACTTGGCAATGCTGAGCTTATGACCCAATGCAGGCCGACAAGCCAATCTTCGCTCTGATTGAATGCAGACTGCTTCAAGTCAAATGCGATAGACGACGTACTGTCATGCATTGAGAAGCCATCATTAGACCAGTCGGCATTGTTCGAAGTAGTATCGAATGTCTTGAAGCTTGGAAGCCTGTTGCCTTCAGCATCATCTGTAGAGTAGTAGATGTTGAGCTGACTGCCCATATACACTGGATCAACCCAGACACTGTCTACGAATTGAGCTTGGTCATATTCGTCTCTGACGTCAAGATACAGTGACACCACAGCATCTTGAGCAGGCTGCGGCTCAGACTTCCAGAATGTGTAGTCATCGCCATCTATCGCATTCTTTGGCTCCCAGTCCTTGACTGTCTTCGATATGACATTGCCAAGGATGTCAGTGTTCTTAGACAGAGTAAGCGCTGCTTGGTCTCTAGTCTTTATAGACCTCTTTATAGCAAGCCCTTTGAGAGCAAGAGAGTAGTCTTCTGCAGGTGCGAAGTCATCATTGACTCTTGTCATGCGGACTATAAGCTTCAATGCGACACAAGGGAGGCATTCGAACTCCCAATGCTGCCACGTATTCCAGTCTTTTCTAGAGATAGTCGTGAATTCGACTTTGTTGTAGTCGTCTCTTAGAAGTGGCTGCTCTTGGCTATTCGAATCTATGTAGCTGAATGAGTACTTAGCAGCGCAAGACAGTATGTCGAATGCAACAGAAGATATAGACGATCTGCCAGCGAATTCATATGTCAGCACCTCTGTCACTGTAGATGTCGACTTTCTGGGCTTAGACTTCCAGGCATTGTCAGTAGTCTTGTAGCCTTTGTTGTCAGTCTGGCTTAAAGCAGCATCAAAGTACGATTTTGTGTAAGTATCATTTACGAATACTTCTGCCATCAAAATCTCCGATTGTATAGTGCGTATCTTATGAAAGACATGCTAAAATATTCTAGTTATTTATGATTATATAAACACTTTTTAGGCTATTGACCAGATTGTCTTGAGTGAAATTCAGAATTTGAAGCCATCAGCTAGAAGCAGTTCTCTAGTGTCAAGACCGTAGAATGTCTCTGGCAATGAGAATCCATTGACTCCGACTATAGACATGCTAGCATAGTCATCATACAGTGTGATGTCTCCATTGAAGTTCGATATCTTGCCATCAGAATATGCTAGCCCAGCTAGACAAGACAGAACATACTGATTCTCATCAGTCTCATGCTCTATTATCTTAGTGCATATCGTTATAGCATTCAAGTCTTCATAGTCTATGACTACTATGTCACCAACGACTGGATGGCGTCTGTTCATCTTCATTCCTCTTTTCTAGATATTCGAATCTTGTTCTGATACGTGCTCAAAGCATTAGAGTAAAGAAGTACTGCTTTCTTGGCAGACTCTTCTACGAAATTAGTAGCATTGATTCCAGGATTGAGCCATCTCTCTTCTCGCCATTCTTCAACGCCGTCTATGTTGACGAAGCCAGGTGTGCCTACGCCTACAGCTTTTCTGAACCCGAAGCTTGTCGGCACTATCTTGCCTTCTAGACTCCATGGTATATGTGGACGTGTTCCGTAGTTCTGGAAGATTAGCCATTCGACATTGTCGAATCTAATTCCGAATTCGTCTTTTCTAGCATACGGCTTGACTAGCTCTGTTGACTTCCAGCCTCTCTGCCTTCCGTATGCTTTGACATTCTCGACCAGCCTGTTAGCTATCTTCTCAGTCAGCTTTCTAGGTATCATTGCTTGTGCTGTCTTCGCCAAGTGCCATTAGATACATCTGCATAAGTGCTCATGTCTGTCTTGCTGACAGCTTTGCCGCCATCCTGAGAAAGCAATTGCTTGCCATTCTTAGTAACAGCTTTTCCAGTGCTTCTGTTGATTGACATGTATCTTCCGCTTATTCTTCTCTTTCCAGGTCTGTATTTCAGATTTACTGGAATTGGAGATATATTGTCTCCTGACACTTTTTGAAGCCAAGAGAAGTCTTGCACAGAATATCCACCACCATCAGAGTATGCGAATACTGGAGTAATGGTGCCACCGAAGCCAAGATCAAACGAAGTCGTCTCAGTATTGATTGTGACAGACTTGGGAAGAGATCTGTTAGCGAAGTCATCGCAAAGAATGCCCAAATACGAGAAGCTAGATGAGTTAGTGACATTCGTATAGTGCGTATCGAACAAGTCATATTCTGTCGATCCGATTCTGATCGTCATCTTGACATTCATTCTATACCAAAGCCATGATGGATTGTTCCTGTTTGGCATTGAGACTGAATCGACATAAAGCACATTGTCATTGGCGATATGCCAATTGACTGTTATGAAGTCGTGATTGATGCCTTCAGAATATACGCCTTTCTGCACACCAAAAGCTACATACTTGTATGTTGTCGAAGGCATCATGCACCTCTTCTTCTCTTTGCGTATTCATGCAGAATCATGAAAGCTGCATAAGCATGCGAACAGAATCTGTTGTTGACCTTTACGCTTCCGCTAGAATCTGCTCCATCATGCGGCCTGTTGCCAGAATTCGACATCTCGCCCCAGTTGCATGTGCAGAAGAAGTTAGCTTCGTCTATGTCATTGTCTTTGTAGACTCTTGCTTTTCTGTTCACATATGTCTCGTATTCGCCATGGTACCCATGCACTTTGCAAAGGACAGAATACGTAGATATTGCTTCTATGTCGACTCTGTTGTCATTAAGCAAGTCATACGCTTTTGACTTGACATCACCCCAAGATGCATGCTTATCCGAAGTTGAGGTCATTGTCACTATCGCCATCGTGAGTACGAATAGATGCGCTGCCAGAGTAGATGTTGATGTTGCCATGTGCAAGCGTATCTGTGCCAGATGGCATTCTGTCTTCGATAGCAGACAGTCTGTTTGTAAGATCATCGACCTTGCTAGACAAGACAGCTATCTGCGACTCATAAGCGTCTTTAAGATCTGAAAGAGTAGTGCTTAATGTAGCTATATAAGATACGAGCTTGTCTGTGCCTATTTCTCCAAGTCTGGAGTCCCATACTTGCGGTAGAGTAGTGATGTCTGACAAAGTAGTGCCTGACAGGTTCTGCAAGCCCTTGGCTTTCCACATCTGCCCAGACACGCCTTGCCGATCGCCTACGCTGTCATCAGAGCCAAGTGAGTGATGTATTGAAGTGAAGCTTGAGTCTGGATAGTCAAGCTGTCCGCCAGACAAGTACTTGTAGAATGGCGCAGAGCTTTGAGAGAACACATGCGTATTCTGCACAAGCAGCTTTCTGCCTTTCTTCTTGTCTGGATGCGTAGCATATGTTGGAGAAGAGTAGTCTGTGTCTACCGGGTCGGAATGGTCATGAGATGTAGACGAGTTCTCTATCATTACAGACGCTTCTATCGACTGTATAGATCTGTTCTCTGCATCATGCAGTTCTGAATGAGAATTCTCATTCTGCCCTTCGTAACCGTAGTCAGATGGAGACTCTGATTCCGAAAGCTTGGCTGCAGAAGGCGTCTTCGGTATTCTGAGATGGTCATCTATACCAGCTGGAAACTTAGAAAGCACTACGCCCATGGAAGGAACTCCTCATCGTCATCGTCTTTGTCTTCATCTATCAGAGCAAGACGTTCAGCATATCTGAACTTTCTTCTTGAAGTCACGAAGCTTTTTCCAGCTGTCTTGCTGCTTGTTTTTTCGTGCTTTTCAATCTCATCAAAACTAGCAATAGATTCTAGCGAATCGATAGCTGCTTCTAAAGTAGGCATATTCCAAGTGCTTACATGTCTGCTAGCATTAGTCGACTTGTCTACGCTTTCCAGGTCGATTCTGACGCCAGATCCGCTATCGTCTACTTTAGCTATGAGATCATTCTTGCCATTGTAATGCTTGAAAGTCTTCAAAGCTTCTCCTAACTCTTTTGCTATGCCTTATAATATGATTATATCAATCGCTCAAGCGTAGCAATGCTTTATGCTAGATTGACGACGTTGATCCAGATTGACCTAGAATTTGAAGTATATATAATTATATATCTTTGATACTAGAAGTTCACAGAGATAAACGTGATAATTCTTGTGATATCGCTAGATAGCTTGCTATATATTATCTTGACTCTTTTTCAAGCTTGAATGAATCATAGTCTTGATCTGGATAGACTACAAACACTTGCTTGTCTGTGACTAGTGCTTCGTCTACATTCCTGACCATCACATTCGATATCGGATGCGCTTGCCTGTATTCTTCTGCATCGAACGAATAGCCTATGACATTCTGCCCATCTACATAGCTGTAGCCATCTCTGAAGTATGAAGTCTTCACTTGAGTATTGATAGAATACGGAGTGCTGAGAATCGGTGACAGTCCTTTATCTCCTATTCTCCATCCATTGATTCTGAACAGCCAGTCTTTGACTTCTGGAGCTACATATGCAGCCATCTGAACATGCGTCTTATACAGATCTATAGAGCCATTAGTCTTGTCAAAGTCTTCTGTGTTGTTGACATCTGATATGATTGCTGATGTGAACCATAGCGAGCTGATGCCATTCTTCCATCCAGTCCCGTAGCAATACGGGCATATGCCGTTAGAAGTATCTGATTGCTGATATACGTCATCCCAGCAATGATCGCAATGAGGCCAGCCATCAGGGTGTCTGTGAGCAGTGTACATTCTGACAAGAAGCACTCTTTCGCCTGCTATATGAGTAGCATCTTCTACTTGCCTAGCTACTTTGTCAGAAGTATGTGGCTGAACTATCCTTACTACGCTCATGCATCGACCTCCGTAGACACAGTCACATCTGTTCCAGCTAATGTCCTAACATATATCGACACTTGTATCGATGATGCATCTGCAAATGAAGCATTGACTGCTAGAATCTGATAGACTATCTCATCTCTAGAATAAAGCCTCGGATCTTTCTCGAATCCTTGAGCTTGTATTTGCATGTATGTCTCGATAGTCTTTCTTATCTCATTCTCTACTGTTCGCAAGAACAAGTCTGTATGAGGTCCGCCAACCATGTCTTGAAGCTTGCAGCCATATCCTTCATGGAATCTGTCTATGCCATAGTGCTCAGTTATCCACAATGACAACTGCTGTACAAGCTTAGCTTTTCCTGTTATAGCTACACCACGTCTGTCAGACAGATCTAGATCGCCGTTCTTAAGCTTCAAAGTATACATGCTCTACGCTATCACTTCATAAAAGATTGAGGCAATGCCAGCTTGGATTTCTTCGAGAAGTGAAATTTCATAAAAACTGATATTTCGTAAGATATCGAATACTAGCTTGCCTTCGAATCTTGTCCCTATCAATGCAGGACAATGAGGACAAGGATTCAATTCTGAGAACAGCTCTCCGCATATAGAGCAGTAAAGATCTGAATAGCAGCCCATAGATACTGTTCCTATATCGCCGCCTTCTATAGATCTGACCAGATATGCATACGACTTGTCAACAGCTATAAGCAAATGAATGCATGCTCTTCCAGAATCATCATCTTTGATGCCTGAAGCTACTACGAAACCACGTGTCCTAGATCTGTCTATGCCATCTTCGTAGTCATTGCTGTCAGTGCTTTTCTTGTAGACGTGGTCGACGAATACTAGATCGACTTCTCCATACTGCTTCCAAGACTTCTCTAGCTCTTCTCTTGGAAAGTAGTCGAAGTTTCTGTTCAGTTCTTCTCTTACAGCAACAGTCTTCACTAGTATGTAGTCATCGCTTACAGAGTAAGTCTTTCCAAAGAATTCTGTCTGTGGCATCTGAATGCTTGCCTTCTAGTTTAGCTTATGCACTGTTATTCGAATCTGATAAGCATCTCTGTTTCTGTCTTCATTCAGCTCTTTGAACAAAGTGCCTTTTACGACATTGTTGTTGTCATCTACAAGAACACCTGCTGATACAAGAGCATCTTCTATATGCTTGAATGTGACTGCAAAGTTTGGTGCATCAAATTTTCTGTTAGTCTTGTTAAGACATTCGACTTCTATAAAAGCTTTAGAAATGGGTTCTGATGGCAAGTTGCTCTCAGCAGCTTTTGCACCCATCTCTCTGAGATTGTCTCTAGCTACATTCATCAAATGATTCTTGTAAGCTTGCTGACGCTGAGTCTTGCAATAGCCAATGCCATTGAGATTGATGAAGTCGTCGCCGCTTATTGCGAAATTGTATGCAAATGATTCTGACGAGTCAATGTCTATAGAATATTCATCTAATTGTATAGTAGTCATAGAGTATCAAGCATAGCTGCTTTCAAAGCTGCTATCTGAGCTGGTGTCAACTTTGTGAAGTCGATATTACCAGTTACTTCTGTCTTTTTTGCATAATCTGTCAAATCTGCTGAACCGCCAGCTTCAAGTTCACTAAACTTTTCATCAAGCTTATTCTCAAAGCTGCCACGGTTTGCTGTAGGAAATAATGGCTTTGACATTATGATGTCTCCTTGTAGTTTGTATCCTATATATATGATTATATCATATGCAAGAAAATTTGCTGAATAGGCTAAACAATAATCAGACTATAATTGCCAAGTGAATACAGACGTTCCGCAATTGAATACTCTCCAATAACCAGCTTTAGACATGCTTTCATACTCATCTTTTGTCAGAACGCTATATCTTGATCGTATATCTATTCCATTTGTCCAAATATATGAAGGATCAGTATATCTTTCAAATTTCATTCCAATCTTTGTATAGCCGTTGCCAGTGAACTTCGATCTGTCACAATAAGATATGACTTTGTCGAATCCCCAGATTCTTATAGCGTTCTTGAATAGTCTAGATTCGCCACCAACAACATTGACACCCATCTTGTTTGCAAAACGCAGTAGCTCTATTCCATCAAAATTGCTGAATCTTGGCTTTCCAAATGTCATGGCTGCAACAAGCTCTCCATTGAAATACAATCCAAGTCTATACTTGCTATTGACATTTCCTTGAAGATGATTAGAATCTAAGAATTTTTTAGATTCGCTAGAAGATACTTCAACTACTTCGCATTTTCTTGCAAATATTCTTCTGTCTTTTCCAAATGAAGACCTTATCATAGACTTCACAATTTCTTGCTTATGCCACCATTCATTTTCGTATATATGGACAAGTCGAATTCCTATGCTATTGCAACTTTCAGTCTTTTGCAATGCTGCAGTTTTTCCAACACGCTGTTCAGAATGCCAGTACAGTCCATCAAATTCGAAAGCAAGCTTGTTCTTTTTTGAATAGACATCTAGCTCTTTCCCTTTAAGAGCTTTTCTATCGCAGCATGCATCTTCATCAAAAGTTTTGATAAAATCTAGAAGCTCCAACTCTCCTTGAGAATGCTGAATCCTATTATTCCCAAGAAACTTGTCTTGCAAATCTAATTCACGTATACGTCTACCAACTTTCTGAGAATACAATCCTAAGTCTTTCATAAATGAATAGTACGTATTAGACTTTGAATCTTCTATCGTTTTCTTTGCATATTCATCATCTTCAAAGAACCTGATCTGATCTTCTGACCATCCAATGTTTCTCATTCTTGTTATTCTTGTCTTCTTTTTAAATTCAGGGCTATCTCTAATAGCTTTCATTTTAGCTTTGTGTTCAGGCATGTTCATAGCTTTTGATATCGATGCTGACAGTTTAGCTCTAACTTCTGGCCTGCTCATATATTTCTTAGTTATGAGGCCGTGTTTTTCAAGAGATCCAGGCTTAGCAAAATAAGCTTTTCTACCATTAGAAATAGCTTTCCTGACTTCAGGTCTTTTCATGACTTCTGGTGTAGTATTTCTAATTATCTTAGTCATTCTAGCTTTGAATTCTGGATTCGACCATCGTTCATAAGCTTTTCTAGACAGTTTCGCTTTCTGCTCTTCAGATTCTATTCTGCCAACATTGTTCTTATGATACGCTTCACGATACCCTGGAGAGTCCCATCTTTTCTTCATGACTTCAGATTTGATAGCTCTAGTCTTTTCAGAATCTTTCTTTCCAGTTCTAGTTGCAGACATCTTTGCTTTAGTTTCATCAGAAAAAATTCTACCTTTCATTTTTTCTGACATTTTGTCTCTAAAGCTGACATCATGATATTTCTTATGATTAGCTAAGCTTTTCTTAGTCTTGTATATCTTGCCGCATATATCGCATTTCCATTCGAAATGAGAATCTTGGCACTCCTTACATTCAGGCAATTCTTTAATGCTTAAGTATTCTTTGCCACAAGTCTTGCAAATGAAAGTCTTTGTTCTGCAATGTCTGCAAAGACCGTCTACTACTCCTACTTTGAATTGCTTTCCACATTTTTTGCATGTTTTCATTTCATATGCCATATTTATATTATATAACAATATTGTACAAAAGTAAAATACTGGGCATGTTTACTACTAGATACTTAACATTAACGACGTTGTCCTGTGTTGATCTAGAATTTCATGTATATATAATTTATAAGACTTATACTAAGAAGTCACTAGATAACAACGTAGTTAATCTGGTGATATACTGAAAAGACAATCTACAAATGAATATAGAAAAAGAGCAGTTTTAAGTCATGCTCAGGACTTTTTGAAGCTAGAGGGCTAAGATCAAGCAGTCTTCTTGATCTTTACAACGGCGAGCGCGTTAAGAATGCAAACCGACACGAGCTCGTCGAAAATATTTCGTATCATAAAGTTGCTTACACTTGTAGGATCGTTAGTCGATTCCAGCCCATATCGAGTCGAGAAAATTCCAAGCATGTCTGATGGAGCAGTAACGTATACAGTATTCTTAGGAACAGTGATAGCCTGAAGGACATTGAAGTCACCGAAAGTGGTTCTCTTGTATCCAGCGAAGTAGTCATCCTTGAAGGATACGCCTGCAACAGTCAGATCCCAGCGGTACATGTCAAGAGCTGCACCAGGAGAGGTGATGATGTTCTTTACATTGACCTGCTGATCCAAGATATGAGCTTGCGCATCTAGGAATGAATCAAGAGTGAATGTGTTCGAAGACAGAGTCACATCATTGTCTGTATTGCCTGGATGCAATTCTTTCCAAGCATCGACAGCAAGATCGAGACCATCATAAAGCAAAGCATCTTCCTGCTTTGCAATCTGCTGGACAGTCATGTTCTCTGCATAATCGATAGGAGAAGCAGCAAGAAGCTCGATATCAGTTCTTGAGATCTCGTACTCTGCAGCAATTCTGCCGTACTGCGGAATGACCTGCTTGCCTTCAATTCTGCTGACTCTTACTTCACCATCATTGGAGTTGAGAGCATAAGCTGCAGGAAGCTCATCAAGAACGGGATAAGCACGAATAGTTCCCTGCGGCACCATGTCTTCTACTAGTGCCTGACGAGCAATGCCTTCATAGTTGACACGAATTGAAATCGGGCCAACCATAGCTTGAGCAAGCTTAGCAGATCCGCCTTCACGGAAGATCTGAGCTAGCTTAGCTCTCTTCTGGTCTTTAGTTAGAGTTTGCTTTGCAGCAATTCTCTTCTGTGCTTGCTCAGCATATTCTTTGGCTAGTCTAGCCTTGTGTTCTGTATTAGTCATGATTTTTGACATAAGCCTTTCTTAAAATCAAGCGTTAGCGATGACTGACGGATCTAGAAGCTGAATGACGATAGAGTCATCATCAAGTTCTAGTAGATTGCCAACTCTAGCACCAGCTTTGGAAGTAAGCTTTCCATCTGCACCAGCATTGACTGGGACTGCTACACCAGTTCCTGGGAAAGCAAAAGCAGCATCTGTAGCAATTGCTTCTTTAGAAATGCGAACTGTAGTATTGTTTCCACCAACAATTACAGTGAACTCGTTGTTCGGACCAAGCTGGTTGACGCCACCATTGCCAAATGTTCTTGCATAGAAGACAGAAGCTAGACCGAAAGGCGTGCCTGTGCCGTCATAAAGATCGACAACGTTATTGCCGAGATGCTTCATGACCATTCCAGGAAGAATCTCTTTGTCGTTAGGAGTCTTTAGAGTGCCAGCGAACTGAACTTCATTGCTGTACTCTACCTTAGCAGTTCTATGAAGAAATGCATCTTTTACAGTATTGACTGTGATCATCTGTTAAGTCTTTCTTTTTGATCGTTGTCGGTTATCAGATTAGTGCCATGTCGATAGAAGAATCGAATGACGGAGTAGCAGAAGCTAGCTTCAATGGCTTGCGAGCTTCTTTTCTTGCTTCGAAAGCAGCAGTCTTAGCTTTAGCAATTCTATTGTGATTTGCTGCGATTCGCTTAGCAGCTTTCAGAGCAGCAATACGCTTAGCATTCAAAGACGCAGTTGTATCATCTTTATCATCATCTTCAGGCTTGCCAGTCTTTTCTGAAATGAACTTCAATGCGTCAGCAGTATTGTCAAAATCAGTAGTCTCGCCATCTATAGTGACATGAGTGCCATCTTCATCAGAAGTCATAGACAGATCGGCTTTCTTTGCAGAAGCTTTTGCAGCTACAAGTCTCTTAGCAGAAGCCTTGCGCTCATGCTTAGAAGCAAATAGAGCAGGTTGATCTGCAGACAGATATTGCTTAGCTTCATCTAGAGTATCAAAAGACTTAGTAGCAGGGTCATGATCTGGAATAGTGAAGGTAGCTAGCCATTTACCGTCTTGATCGTACATGCCTTCAGTGATTATTCCGATGAAAGTGCCATCTGAATCGTATGCCATATAAGTGTCTACGCCATTGTCATTACTGTAATCCCAGTCGAGATCCGCTGTTTTCTTTGCAGAAGCCTTGACAGCTGCAAGCCTCTTAGCAGAAGCTTTGGAGACTGCTTTGACAGCAACAAGCTGATTCTTGACAGAAGCCTTAGTCATCGAGGCCATTCTTTCGATAGCATCAAAACGATTAGCTTCAGCAATGACTCCAGCCTTGATGTAGGAATCGACAAGACGCATTACAGATGCAGTGCTAGCTGTATCTTCAGAAGGCTTGTCTGGCTTAGGTGTCTTCGGAGCATCAGTCTCAGAATCGACTGGATAGTCAGGCTCTGCTGAGCCGCCATCTTCATTGTCGCCTACAGGCTGATCAGGATCCTTTGCGCCTGAAAGATCGTCAATGACATTCTCATAGTCTACGCCATTGTCTTTGACATCGTCTAGAATCTCATCAGCTGATTTTGGAGCAGTAGCTTCGTCAGCAACTCTCTTGCTTGCATTTCTTTTCATGTATCGGCCCTTTCCTGTCTCACATGATTTGGTTTCACTATTGATAGCTTTCAAGACTTTGTCGAATCCGTCAGATATTGCTTTTGCAATGTCTTCGTTATCTTCATCATCTTCATCGCTTGCAGAGCTTTCATCTTCTATAGCTTCGTTAGAATCTGACTCTACGAAATCGTTGTCTTTGCCGGAGTCTTCTTCAGCAGTCACGTCATCAGTGTCATCTAAGACATCTGACTTGTCTATGCTATCAGTATCTGTTTCCATGAAGCTCTTTTCGGTAAAAGAATCAGAATGCTTTGTTTCCGATCCATATAATTATATTATAACATCTTATCAGCATTTCACAGGTTGGCACCTGCATAAGCATGCCAACCATATGAAACTGCATACTTGCTATTGCAAGCTTTGATACATGACTAGAAGGGATTGCTGCTTGCTATAGCTAGCTGAAGTCTGTCAAGAGGCTCACCAAGCACACCGGCAAAGCCATCGAAGCCAGGCACAGACTTTCCATCATCGCAGCAAGTCCCAAGCCATCCTGCTCTCTGGGTCGTCTGAGATCTGTACCATGCTTGCTTCAGATTCTCACCATTCGGAGTCGTGTAGTAGAACTTGACTCCATCTATAGCATGACCGAATACTCCAGCGCATTTGTTGACAGTGTCTCTTGGATCACCATACATGACCGATGGAAGCCATCCGTCTTGCAAAGTATGGACTGAGTAGTCAAGACGTCCTCTGTCTACCCAAGCATAAAGCATGTCATGTTGATGATTTGGATATCCAGCAAAGCCATTGTCATTAGCATTGTTGAAGTTGACTACATCTCCAAGCCAGCCAGCACCTAGTTGATGAAGTCCATAATGAACATTTACAGTGGTTGCATTAGACGGTGCAGGAGTAGGTGCTGGAGCAGGAGCTGAGCCATTGCCACCAGCTATCTTGTTCCAAGCGTTTCTGTCTCCAACGAAGATGCTAAGATCAAGTCTGCCGTTATAGCCGCCGATAGTTCCAGATGAAGTGAACTGGCGCATAGCATATCCAGCCATGTCCCATGGATCAGTCTGCCAGCCTGTGGGGTTCATGTCTGCATACATCGCATCCCATACCATGCAATTGTACTTTGCAGCTATAGGGTCTACAGAGCCTGCAACTGAACGCTGACGATATACTACAGGATGCACATTAGTTATGCGTATGTATTCTGCAAGCCATCTGTCTAGATAGCCTGGATTGCCCCAAGCTGCATTGTCTCCACCCTCCCAGTCTACAGATGGAACGAACTTGTGAAGGTAGCCTTCAGTAGACTTGGCAAAGAACTGAGCTTCTGCTTCAGCACCAACGCCTCTGATGTAGTGCATGTACCCTACAGCTTTGCCTGATCCAGCAGCAGACTGTATCTTGGAATCTGCTACTTGCCATACAGAGTTGACTATGCCATTGACAGTCAGCTCTCCTGCACCCCAAGTGCACTGGACTACTAAGCCATCGCAATCAAGAGCTGCTGGATTGACATCTGCCTTGAAATTGCTTATGTCTACGATTCTAAGCATTAGAATCTCCTTTTTTTGTTTGAAATGATGACGTTTATCTCTAGTGACCTAGAATTTCAAGTATTATTAATTATATATACTTAATACTATATGTTACTAGAGATAAACGTCGTTAATCTTGTGATATAGAGAGTTGACTTGCTATATCCTATTCAGCATGATCTGTAGGAATTGGTGAAGCTGCAGCTGTTTCAGCAGGTGCTGCTGGCTCTACTGCTTTTGCTGGTTCTGCAGCTGATACATTGCCAATCTCAAGCAATGCATCAAGCCACTTGTTAGTAATGCCGACAGCCTTGAAAGCAGCGTATGCTGTCTGAATGCCACCAACAATAGCGAATATAACTGTAACCCACAATGCTGGAGTTTCAGGAATGCCGTTGATGAATCCGCCTATAGCTCCAGCTACAAGAGACAATACCAATGCTACAACTCTTGATGCATTTGCCGACATAGCTTTAGTCTTTATTGCTTGGATTGCAAATGGTATGACCAAGACCAGTAGCACTGTCGATGCTGACTGAATGATTTGAATGTCCATATTCATACTTTCTACTTAGTTTTGTGTTCTAATTGTTTGACAACAGATCAGTACTGCCATCAAAGTATTGATTGTTAGTGTATTGAAGCGCATTCCAGTCTGAAGCTACAGGTTTTGCACCGCCACTATAATTGAAAACAGCAAAATCTGAAATCCTTGCTACAGACATTGACAAAAGATTCGTTACTGAGTCTTTGTTCTTAAGCTTATCTATTGTTATTATTATCTGCTTTCTATGTAGCTACAAACTATTTTATTCATATCAACTGATGAACGAAATACTGCTTTTTACTTATTGATTAAAGCATATAAAGTATCGTACAATTTATCTACGTACTTCTTATTGACAGCAGAATCATCTCTAGTTGGATCTGCAACATGAGTTATCTCTCTTTGCAGACTTGAATCGACATATCTAACTTCAGGATCAATAGCATCATTGACATGTCTTTGATACATCTGAAGTAGAGCTGCTTGTTGCATTCTATTCCAAGAGTCTTCTGAATAGATGCCAAGTGAAGACAATGAAACAGTATTAGTGAATGCATTGCCAGAATCTACAGCTATCGATATCGTGAAAGCTTCAGCTTTAGCCTTCAATATGCAGAACCATGAATCATAGTCAGTACTGTTAGCATCAGAATGTGCAAAAGCTGCATAATTTGAAACACTAGGATTTCGTATGCCTGCATAAAGATTCATCACTTTGTCATTTTGGTCTTTAGGGCAAGCTGCTGTCAAGACTACATAAAGATCATCGCCAGATGAGACTCCATTTGGCGTATCTAATGAGATTCGTGGAGGTATTTCTACTATGACATTGACTTGCTTATTGCCAGATGAATTTGTGAAAGTATCTGAAAAGTTGCTGTCATAAGACACATCAAGCGTATGATCAGAATCGACAACATTATTGTTTACAGCGTTGAAAAGATACAGATTGCTATTGATTGAGCAATTGACAGCTTTGATTCTGTCAGATTTCGGTAGAACGATATGCATTGTTCACCTTTCAGTATGTATATCTTTTAATTCTATTATATATTAATCGACTTAAGAATAGCGAAAAATACTGTCGTAAATGTACAGTCTAATCAAAATAGCATACAATACAATTATGCCATTTATGATAGAAAGAAGACATCGTGAATAAGTACAATTGCATAGTATTTGAGCTATCTAATGGTCAAAGAGTCATAGAATTACATAAGCTTAGATGCTATAAGATAGACGTATATAATTATGCTTTTGAACAGAATTCATACATTACTAAGATATATAATAGTTATGATGAAGAACTATGCGATTATAAGATAGAACATGACTTTTGATATGATAATTGCATGCTATCAATGATAGCATATTCAATCTGAATATTATAAAATTCCTCAAATGCATTCTATCTATTTAGTTTGTTAGTAATATCATATGTCATACAAGATTGTATATCTATGACTTATATCGTTTTTATTATGCTAATTGCAATTAGACTAACATGTCTTATTATTGATTTCCGGTATGCCGTTCTGATTGCAAACGTTTGAATAGTTATTATAGTCTCTGTCTCATGTGACCTGCTGGAATTGATGGTTTTCGTCACGTTTCGCCCATGCCGCCCATGCGTTCGCGTCAGCATCGCTCACATAATAACCATTCCAAGCAACATTATTGTTATCAACATGCGCCGCCAGTTCGGGTGCAGCGGACGCAAACGCATTCCAGCCGTCCGCGTCCGCAGTCTTGCCGCGCACTAACAGTTTATAGGCGCGGGTACCATACCATTGCATCATGCCGAGCGTAATCGGGTCGCTAGGATTAACAGCGCTCCAATTATGATTAGATTCGACAGCGCCTATGACGTACATGGCATACATGGATTGATTAGACATAACCCCAGTATGGCACTATGACTATACTGGGGTTATGATACATACTATGAGGTATCGGCGTTAGACGCGGTTGCCGGTAGCAAACGTAACAGGCGGTAGCCACCAGTTTCCGCCGCCCGCGTTGCCGGTGCCTACGATGCCAACATGCTGAAGGTTTCCTCCCGCGAGATGCCAGAACGCTATTTGTCCGCCCGAGTTGCCGAGTGCGTACAGAAAATTGTCCCCGAGGTCAAAGACATTTGGTAGGTTAGCAATAGTCGCACTCCCGCCTTGCGGCGTACCGGAACCCTTGCCGGAGAGTGAGAGATTAGGCCCAGCGGCGGTAAAGCTAATATTGCCGCTAAGACCGCCGCCCATAGGCGTCTGTGACGAATAGTAGTTTACGGCTGATCCGCCAAGTAGGATGTTGGCCCAATTGTTGCCTAGAAAAATCTGCCCAGTTGGATTTGGGTGAGGGTCATTGCCGTTATATGCCATTTCCGCCCGCGCAAGCAACGACCACGTGATGTCTTCGTTGAATCGAATACGGGAGTTTGCCATAGCTTGCGCCCCGAGTATCTGACGTGTCTTGCCCTGCCCTGTAGTCAAACCGTTTGCCCCGCAATTGAAAGCGTAGTGAATTTCCGCGTTAGGGAAATTATTGACTAGCGCCGCCATAGTGACATCGAAGGAATTGCCAACACCCGAGATGGGGGTGTTGTTGTCTGCCGTGTCATTGAACCCCGCATACACGATAACGTACTTGGTTTTAGCTCGCGTATTGGCGTCCAGTTTGATAGCTTGGTTAGCCATATCGTTGATGGTTAGCCCACCGTCTCCGGTTTTCGTGAAACCGCTCGCGCTATTGGCGTAGACGTGCGGATTCAAACCGATGTCACTTGCACAGATGTAGGGAATACGCTGCGACTGCGGTAAGATGCCGCTCGGCTGATATCCAGCGCTGAAGCTGTCGCCTATCCATACGATTTCTGTGCGTAAATCGGTGTCGAGTTTGGTAGAAAGTTTCGTATCAATTTCCGACTGAGTATATACGTCGGCGCTGTTTGCCTTCGGCGTAACTGCGTTACTGATGGCCGCATCTGTTGCGGTTTTGGTGTATACGTCGGCGCTGTTTGCTTTCGTGGCAAGCTTTGCTGTCGTGTCCGCCGCGTCGGCTTTCGTGGCAATGTTGTTCGCGTTATTGTTAAGCTCTG